GATGGTGCATGGCCGGACGGTCTGAGCGCAACTGGAAGCCGAAAGCGCGTTTCCACGTTGGAGATGTTTCGATAGTAAACAACACGGTTTATCTGGGACTGACGCAAGTTCATGGGCTCAGGAAAGTGACAATGTTTGACGATGCGTGCGTGCCGCCAAGGCTGATTCGGGAGGACTATTCGATCAGGCAACTGCGCAAGATGAAGGCGAAACTGCCTCCGGTTTACACGGACATGAATGGCAACATTGTCAACCTTGCCGGCGAGACGGTCATGGAGGGGCCGAGGTGATAACCTACTATTATCTTAACGAGGGATGGTCCGGAGGAAAAATCTGACGGTAAACAGCAGGCGCCATAAACTTTCGCCTGCCGAAACAAAAGGCTTGACGGCGTGGATGATTTCCGATTGAGAATGCGGCAAGGAAGTTGAGATGAAAAAGCGGCAACAATTTTCAAGAGGCAAAATTTGCTCCGGGTTTCCCCGTGCGCTGATATACCGCCGGGTGTCTGTCCCGTCATTGCGAGTCCGGGCTTGGACTCGTCGCAGCAAACGGAACCTTCATGCAGCGAGCGCGTCCGCTGTATGCGTGGGCTAAGACCACTCCGACAACTAAGCCCAGACGCGCACCAATTTCCTATGAGCACAACACGCACAATCCGCACGTTTGACTTGCTGAAACTGGACGAAACCGCCGACGAGGCGCGGGTGCTGGTCATCTGCGTCTGGTCGTGGGAGGGTCCGCAGGAAGCCAACGAGTTCAAGGGCGAATGGGACTGCACCGGCATTCAGGTGTTCACTATGGATGGCCGGACGGAATTTCATCCCCCGGAACACGAGCTTGCGCGCATGATCCGCAATTGTCCGCGACCAGAGGCGAACCGATGACAGCGGAACTGGCCAAGCTGGCACTCACGCCCAAGGAACGGCAGGAGTTATTTGTTTCCGGTGACATTCAGTTCATCCCGGCGCCACGGCTGGAGCGTGGAAATCCAACGGGAAACGGCAGGCCACGCGCGGAGGCGAACATCTTCCGCCTGATTGTGGCCATCGTTGCGCCAGCCACGCCCAAGCATCGGGCACAGGTAAAACTTTCATGCGGGCATGTTGTCCGCACCTATCACCCCAGTCGGACGGACTGCCTCTGCCAGTATTGCAGCCGTGAAAAGCGTTTCTGATATGCCAACCATGAAAACCTGAAGATGCGGCTCGACCAGACCAGGAACTAATTTCGCTTGACGAAAGCCGCGCAGAGTGAAAAATGCGCGCAGAACAACCTTTTCCAATGAGCAATGAACCAATTCAGACGGTCATTCCCGTCATTATTGACGATGTGCAGCCAGAAGTGACGGCACTCGTCCAGTCTACTGGGCTGGCGCAAGAAGCGTTGGCCCCGTTGCAGCAATCGTTCGCACCCTACTTCACCGAAGCCAAGGGCATCATCGAAAAGTCACGCGCCATCATTGTGACAGATGCCAGCCAGAAACTTGAATTGAAGCTGGCTCGCACTTATCGGCTGGCGCTGCGCACAATCCGCAACGATAGCGACAAGATGCGAAAGGCGCTCAAAGAGGATTCGCTGCGGCGATCCAAGGCAATTGACGGTTTCCACAACATACTTCTTCATGTCACAGAGTCCGAGGAAAAGCGGTTGCAGGAGCAGGAGGACTTTGTGGAGCGGAAGGAAGCCGCCCGCAAGGCGTCACTTAAGATCGAACGCGAAAATGCGCTGGCACCATACGGACTTGATACTTCGTTCATGGCTCTGGCAGACATGCCCGACGAGGTATGGGCACAACTGCTTGACAACACACGCACGGCTTTCAACGCGAAGCAGGAAGAACTCCGCAAGGCGGAGGAGGACCGGATTCGCGCTGAACACGAGAAACTGAAGGAAAATGCTCGCATCAGGGAAGAAAACGACCGGCTCAAGCACGAGGCGGAAGCCCGCGAAGTCGCCGCACGCAAGGAGCGCGAAGCCATCGAGGCCAATGCCAAAGCAGAACGGGAAGAACTTGAGCGCAAGACGGATATTGCCCGGCGTGAGAGCGAACTCAAACTGCGCGCCGAGCAGGAAGCCCGCGCCAAGGCGGAGTCCGAAGCCATTGCTGCCAAGAAAGCTGAAGCCGACAGGCTGGCCAAAGAACAGGAATCCCGTGAACGCGCAGAAGCCGCCCCGGATGGCGCAAAGTTGCTGGCCTTTGCCGAACTGCTTCGCACCCTTCCAATCCCGACCATGACCAGCCGCAGGGGCAAGTTCGCCGCGCTGGAACTCAAGGGCTACATCTCGGAAGCCGCTTCCTATGCGCGCCGGACTGGCGACGATATTTCCAAGTGATACCGATACCACAAACCTACAAACTGCATGGGTTTACGTTCAATCTGCTTGAGCGTGACGGCAATGTTGCACTTTACGAGCAGATCGACGGCAAGGCATCGCAGGGCTACGAGGTCGTTGTCATCACTTTTGCGAAGGAACGTGAGTGTTTTGGCAAGACCATGCCAGCAGCCGAGCAGCTTCCAAACGCAAATCGATGGGGAGCACTCGGATGGACATTTACGCACCGCATGTTCCCACGCGGAGCATTTCGTGCTGCACACACGAAAATGCGCGAGCTACTGGCCAGAGGCCGTCCACTGCAAGAAAACGCGCCTATTTCGTCAGGTATAACAAAAGAACCACCGTTATGAAGCCAACTCCAAAGGAAGAAGCAAACAAGCAGAAGAGTCAGAAATCACCCAAGCTGTCGAAGGTCTCCTATTATCAGGAGCAATTCTTCGTCACAGAAAAGAACAAGATACGCCGCTCCGCCTCCCAAGACCGGCGCATGGCCAAGCTGGCGGAGAAGCGCCAAGAGCGCGACGACATCCGAATGGATGCCTGCGAGACGATCCTTGAAGCCGGCGAATCCCTGTCGCCACGCGACCAGAAGTGGTATGCCGCTCGATGCCTCTGGCTTTAGCGCGGCACCTGATCCTGTTCCAATCTAAACAATCCATTATTACATGAACCAATCCGACAATAAACAAGAAGCGCAGCCCGTCGAACTCGAAGTGCTGCAACCCTCCGCATCAGAAGCACTCGAAACAGCCAGCATCAATTCGCAAATCGCAACCGCCAAGCGGTTTCCACGGTCGCTCCAAACATTCAAGAAGCGGGCAATCGACATGGCATGCCTTGACGAAGAAACCGCCGAGTCATGCCTTTATCGGCGTCCGGTTGGCATGAAGAACGGCGTGCAGCAATTTGCCGAAGGCATGTCTATCCGGCTGGCCGAAATCGTTGGGGCAAGCTACGGCAACCTTCGCGTGCAGGCCAGCATTATCGAGCAAACCCCTCGCTTCGTCAGGGCGCGCGGGCAGGCCATAGACCTTGAATCCAACTTTGCGTCGTCTAGCGAAGTGATTGAGGCCACCGTCAAGAAGGACGGAACCCCATACGACGAAAGGATGCGCGTTGTTATCGCCAAGGCTGCACTGGCAAAGGCCCGCCGGGATGCCACCTTCCAAGTTGTTCCCCGCGCGTTGGCAAAGCCAGTTGAGTCCGAAGTGCGCAAGCTGCTCATGGGCGACTCAGAAGCGTTGACAAAGCGGAGGGAAAAGGTTGTGGCATGGATCAACAAACTGGGTATCGACTACAAGCGGGTTTATGCTGCGCTTGGCATCAAGGGCGAGGCCGACATTGGGGCTGAGCAACTCGAAACCTTGACCGGATTGCGCACGGCGCTACGCGACAACGAGGTTACGATTGACGAAGCATTTCCATCTTCAGTTTCCACTGGGGAAACGCTTGCCAGTGTTCTTGGCGACAAGAAACCAACAGCAAACAAGGAGCCGGCGAAGGAATCTTCCTCCCCCGAAGAAGCCGAGTCCTACACCGAGGCGGACTTCAATGGCGTAATCGTCGCCATCGAGGACTTGGCGCTGACCGGGGGTATCTCTGAGACGCGCCTGTTCAAGATCGTCCATGACCAAGGCTGGCCGATTCCGGCCAAGACAACCAATCTGGCAGGGTTGTCATACTCCACACTCAACCTGCTGCATAAGCACCTTATCGACACTGCGAAAACATGACAACACTACTCCGAATCCACCTGTGGCGATGAGCAACGGCTGACGCCCGGCCGACACTCGACATGAGCCAGCAAACGACATTCACGAATACGACGCAACGGAGGAATCAGTTGCGCTGTGGGCGGCTGGTTGGGAACTCGGGCCACTACGTCAGGATTAGAAAGCACCGAGGCTCAAACGTGCCCTCGTATTACGCCGCCTGCTTCGACCCCGAGGGGAACTGTGTCACGGTGCTGGACGCAGACTCGAATGAGCAATGGTGGTTTCGTGACGAAGCAAAAGCAGCGGGCGCACGCTGGATCGCCGAGCAGCGAAGCCGAGTCCCAACACCAAGGTCTGACATGCCGAGCACCAAACATAGCAGCACACCGGACCCTAACGAGGCATTGTCAGTGACGCCTCGTTCGCCGTCCGATCCGACTCCTTCTGCCGCCTACTCCGACATGCGCCGCGCTGAAAAGCTCCGCGCCTACTGCGAGTCGGTCGGGGATTCCGACGGCGTGCGCTTCTACACACAAGAACGCGAAATTTACCACTGCCTCTATCAAGCCAGAGCCCGCCACAAACCATGCAAACTCTAGGAGAGATAATCATCGACCGCGTGATGGAACACGTCGACATGCCTTCGCAAATCGAAGCGATGGTCGCCCGCGAAGTATACACGGAAACCGCAGCCCTCAGAACCACGCTAGAAAAAGCCGAGAGGGAACTGTCTCGACTCTTCGTCCTACTGCCGATCACCGGACCTCTGCCGTCACCGGAGGTGATGCAAGAATGCGCGGCGGCTCTTTCGGCGAACGTGAACGAAAGCCTCGAAGCGACTCTTGGAGCCTGGCGAGTGAAAGCGTCGGACTATGACCGGCTCGCCGACGCAGCGCGCGAACTTCGCTCCGCCTGCAAGCGCAGACTTCCGCCGGGAACCTACTGGCTTCTTGAGCGTGAAATCGACCAACTGGACGGAGTTCTTTCGCCCAACACCAAGTTCAGGGACACGGCGGGAACGAAGCTCAATAACCAATCAACCCAATGAAAAATCAACTGACTCAATTCGCGGCTCGTAGCCGTGTTCTCCTGCAACGCCTTGTTAGGCTCCGTCTTCTGGTGCATTACAAGCTGCTCTCGTGGTGGGTGAGGGCGTGCAAACTTCCTCGCAAGACTCTCGACTGCTGGCAGGCTAAGCGCGGAAACGTGTTCCGAATGGAACTAGGCTACGCCGAAGCAAGCGGGCTAAAGTATCCGATGGTCGTGCGTTACTCGAAGCAGATAAGTGAGATGCAGAGCATCGGCTCTGCACGTAGCGACGGCCCCGGATTCCTTTACCGCTTGGACATCACTCGGCTTGATGCCTAACAACCCGCATCAGCCATGAGCACCGATCCAACTGAGAACATGCGTCAGCACTTCAAACCCGATGGCCAACCTGAACGCCTCGACGGCGGGACGGCTGGTGCGAATTGCGCTGTGGGCAATGGTTCGGCGAACTGTGTAAACTGCAAAAACTGGCGTCGATTTCATCGGCTCTCGTGCTTCGGGTCATGCTCGCGAGTGATTGCCGATCCTTTCTTCGGAGAGGACTCAAGCCACGCGAGCCGGCCTGAAGAAGATACCTGCGCGATGTCTTCGCCGAACACCAAGAGCAGCCGCGGCACGGCGCAGCCGTGACGTTGGCTGTCTCGTCTTGTTCGCCCTATTTCCGTTAGTAACCAAAACCAAATACAAAATGAAAGTCATCACGACAGGACACAAATACGAGCTGGACCACTTCGAGAACTATGGCTTGCCCGGTCTTCCGGTGCAGACGCTGCAATTTATCGAAAAGGTGCCGGTCGCGGAGGGCTCGAAGGAGCTGCGCACGGTAAACGACGGCACGACTAACGAGGAAGTGCTGCGGGTGTTGATCGACCGGCTGCAATACCTGAACGGGAAATTCCCGTGTCGGGAAAACGCCATCGTCATCACGAAGTTGGAAGAGTCGCTGATGTGGCTCAACAAGCGGACGGCCGACCGCCAAGCCCGTGCCGTCGAGGGAAAGGCCGCAGCCTGACCGCGCATCGTCCAAGGGCCGTCGCAAGCCGGACGGCTCTTGGGCGAACACCAAGGTCTGACATGCCGAACACCCAACATAGCAGCACGCCGGACCCTGACGAGGCATTGTCAGTGACGCCTTGTTCGCCGTCCGATCCGACTCCTTCTGCCGCCTACTCCGACATGCCTTCGCAAATCGAAGCGATGGTCGCCCGCGAAGTATACACGGAAACCGCAGCCCTCAGAACCACGCTAGAAAAAGCCGAGAGGGAACTGTCTCGACTCTTCGGCCGGACAAACCAATACGAAATAACCAACAACGGAACCGCCATCCTGACGGCGGGAAGAAGGAAATTGAAACAATGACGCCAAAGATTCTTGGTGAACCCAACGCCGACTATCACGCCAACCCAGCCATCAGCCATTCCAAGCTGAAGGCTTTCATCGAATCACGCCTTGGATTCTATGAGCGTTACATCACCAAAACGGTTTCCAAAGAATCCGCCGCGCATTTCGACATCGGATCCGCCTTCCACCTGTTCATGGAGGGCGGACTGCCTTTTTACAACGCGATTTCAGTCAACACCAAGTTCGACTCGTGGCGCACAAACGAGGCGAAGGCGTGGAAAGCGGAACAGGAGAAATCCGGCAAGATCGTCTTGGGACAGGAAGAGTTCAAGGCCGTCGAGACAATGGGTTCCCGCGTAAAGGCGCACAAGCTAGTTCAAGAACTGATCAACGGGACGGAGGCGGAAGTGACTTGGCGCAAGTCTTTCGGCAAATGGGCGGTGCAGGCTAGACTCGACCGCTACAAGCCGGGCGTCATCGTTGACTGGAAGACCGTTCCAAGCATCGCAGACTTCAAGCGGAACGCCATCAACTATTCCTACCACACTCAGGCAGTGTTCTATCAGGAAGTTGTTGCCGCCTGTCTCGACTATGCGCCCGAAACACCACGCGACGACATGGTGTTCGTTGCAGTGGAGAAGGAGCCACCACACGAGGTTCAACCGTTTCGCTTCGACGCTCAGGCTTTGGAGGTGGCACGCGCCGAAGTCATGGTTGCGTTGCGCGACATGCGCCACTGCTTCGAGACAGGAGAATGGATGCGCCCGGAGATAATTGATAGCGTTTCCCTTCCATACTGGTATGTCAAGGCAGCGGAAACGAAGTTGCTTTCCGTGCAGGAAAGACTCCAGATACAGGCATGAAGCGAGTTCTCGCATTCCTGTTGCTGGCAACCACAGCGCTGGCCGGCTTTGACGAAGCACTGTTTCTGCGGGCAATCATGATCGTGGAGGGATCCAATGGTAAGACCGGGCGCTTTGGCGAGGTTGGTCCATATCAATTGGCACCTTCCACCGTCCGAGACAACGGAATCGACCAAGCGGCTAATGTAGAATACCTGCGACGATTATACGCGCAACACGGTATCGACTGGAATCCTTTCAACGCATCCTTGGGATGGAATGCAGGGCCAACGGCTGTTCTGGCTGGTAAAGCTCCGGTTCGTGCATACGACTACGCAAATCGAGTAGTCAATGTGATGGAGATACTTGCGCAGTCTTCTTCGACTGGTTCATCAGAATCAAGTCCATCTTTGCGTTCAACTGCTTTAAGGAGTCCTTGATTTCGGACAGCTCCAAGTCGCGCGAGGTATTGCGCTGAACCCACTCGTTGCGGGAGACGAACATCGCCATCAATCGGTCGGTTGTGTCCAACTGAACGTGCGCCTCAATTGGCTTGAACCGTTCGTCAATCCTGCCGTAAGCCACCCCGATGAGCACAGCGTTGGCGAGGACGCTGATAATGACGGCGACAACTGCCGCAGCCATGTTGACTTTTGATTCGGTTCCCATGTCTCGTTCAGGGCTTGAGGCGGCCCATGCGGTGCCAGTCGGAGCAGGCGAGAAATTTTGCCAGCCCTTCTCGGGTGATGTCGTAGTTGCCGTCGACGCGCGGAGTGACTCCGTAATCGACCGCGGTGACAGGCGGCGTGAAAAGAGCACCGTACTCCGACATGAGGGCATTGTATCGCTCTCGCGCGCGGGGTGTGAGGATCGCGCCGGTGGCCGTGAGCGACACGAGCCCGCTATTCTGCTCGGCGCCGTCGTAGCTGGCTGCGGCGGGTGTCGGCGCGGGGGAAGGCACGACGGTGAGCGACGAGCAGCCGATGGCCGCGACGAGGAACAGCGCGGCGAGGCAGCCGAGCATTGCGGCGAGCAAACAGCGCTCGTGACGAATGGCGGTGGCGCCCTGCTTGCGCCGCAGATACTCGGCGGCGGAATCGACAGACGAGGGAGGCTGAAATGAGGTGTTCATTCGGCGAGCGCTTTTCTCTCGGCATCGAGGTCGCCCTTGGCGGTGAGTTGCGCGGCGCGGGCCTTGATGTCGGCGTCCTCCTGGGCGCGCTTCGCGGTCAGCATTTCGGCGGTATTGCTGCGGGCGGCGGACTCGCGGCCCCAGCCGAAGAGCTCGGCGAGAAAGGTGGCGATGGCCTTGATCATGACGCGGTCGAGGTGCTGGAGTTGTGCAACGTGACGCCGGCGGCGATGCCGTCGGTGATGGCCTTGAGGAGCTTCGCGACGTCCTCGTCTGTGCTGATAAGGGTCGTCGTGCCGAGCGCCTGGGTGAGCAGAGACCAGGCGTCGACGACCGCGCTGGAATACTCGGCGAGCTGCGCCGCGGTGAGCGACGGTGCGAGAGCGGCGAGCTGCGTCGAGACTGTCGCGGTCGTGAGGTTTCCGCCGCAGAAGATGGCGGCGATGCCGGCATTCACGGCGGCGACTTCGGAGGAGTACGAGGGGTTGTTGGCCAGCACCTCCGACGTAGCATACTTGAAGACCAATTTGGTCGCGGATGCGATGCTGTCGATATGGGCGGTGAGCGTCGACGAGACGGTAGCGGTGGTGTTGGAGGTCGATGTGGTGGTGCATCCGGAAAAAAACGAAGCACAGAGGGCACAAAGAGCGCAGAGTAGGAGGATTTTTTTCATGAGATGGAAATAGGAATGCGAAACGGTGAAACTCATAGCGGAGATGTTGTGGTCGCGGGCGTATCGACCGATGGCGGAAGCGACTGGCCGAATGGCGGCGGTGTTTTCTTTATGAATGAAGCGGCGTACCATGCGCCGCCGAGGAGGATGCTGGAGAGCAGTTGCGTGTGAGTGAGCGTCGGCAGGGCTTCGGGCATCGTCTGCGAGAGTGAGACTCCGCCACTGACGACAAGGAATGCGTCAGCAACGCCCTCGACAAACTCGGAGGCGACGGCGCAGAGCCAGATGGAGAGAGGAGTTTTTTTCATATGAGCAGCGGGTCATCCATTGCTGGCGATTTCGGCTCGGACGGCGATGGGCACGTCGGACTCGGCCGCGGGCAAAGTAAGAGAAAGCCCGAAGACAGCACCACTCGCGATGTAGGTGCCGGAGCTATCGAGCAGGCGGAAACGCACCTGCCCGGATTCGTAGTCGATGGAGAGGATTTCCACGCTGGCTGCGGTGCCGCCGGCGGCGACGTAGTGCGCGCAGTCGATGGGAGTTGCTAGGGCAACGATCTTGCGCGTCTCGGTAGCGGCGAGAGCGGCGACCGAGAGCATCGACGCTAGGATGAGAAGGAGTAGGAGTGTTTTCATGGAGAGAGTGGTTCGGCTGTGATGTCGACGGAGATCGTCGCTGTCGTGTTGCTAGCGACCCAGACCGAGGTGTCTGCGGTCGTGATTAGGCTGTTGCTCGTGAGCGTGAGCGCTTGCCAGGCCGTCGAGAGCGTCGCGTTGCCGACGATCTGAGTGCCACCGGATGCGGTCCCTAGCGAGATCGTCGGCGTGCCGGTGGAGGACTTGGCCCGAGCGCGGAGAATCTGCGCGGCGGACGGGATGAGCGCTTGCCCGTACATCTGCTGATTGCCGGAGGTCGACGTCGTGCCCCGGATGTGATGCACCTCGCTGCTCGGCAGTATGTGCGACACGCCGGTGGTCGTCATCGTCGCGTGGAGTCCATTGGTGCTCTGGTCTCGGAGCTGATAGCCGTAGCCGTCGTCGAGAGCGAGATGGACTACGGCGCCGAGCGGCCATATCTGCATATCGTCGAGATCGATCTCGTCACCAACGACGCTAGTGCCGTTGAATTTGATGACGGTAGTTCCGGGATATGCACTCGTGACCGCATATGCCGTTCCGGTGTAGAGCTGCCAGCTGCTAGTGATCGCAATCTCGTTGCTGGTCCCTGTGGAAGTGTTCCCAAAACCGAGCGCAGGTGTCCCTACGACAGTCCTCGCCCACAGCGAGTAGCGGAAAGCCTGAGCGGTTCTGCGTAAGAAGGAGGTAGCCGACACACCATCACCAACTAGATATTGAAACGAATTAGTTCCGTTGGCCACCAAATGCTCGTAATAAGCACCAGCACCGCCAGTGCGTGCACCTGAAAGCGCCGAGAATGTGATGCCACCGCTGCCGCCGGCCACGGTCGCCAGTGTCCCGTTGTTAGAATCTGCCGCACCATACTTCAAAGCGCTTCCAGACGAGACTACATCATTTTGCGAGCCGTATTTGTATCGTTCCGGCACCGCGCCGCCGAGTTCGTGGATTTCCAAGACATCCGCCGCCGAGAGTGCGAGATTGTAGAGCGACGCGCTCTTCAGGTCACCGATTAGCACGTTACCGCTATTCGCATAACCGAGTATGAAATATGTGCTCGTAATAGTGTCTTGCCACGACGGAACCGTGCCAGAGGACCCGGCGGTGCCAACACTCGTCACCAGATGACCGTCCACATAGAGCGTTGGAGAGCCAGAGGAGTTGCGAATAAATGTGAGTACGTAAGTCTTGTTGTCAGTCAGCGCGTAAGGCCAAGATTCGGTTTGGTAATCGGAGGAAGTCGCTCCGGTTATGCGTGCCAAAAAGCGCGAATTGCCGACATCGTAATGTAGTCGGATAGCGTATCCGACATTAGCCGGGACCGTCAAGTCGCTCGACAAGAACCACAGCCAGTGGTGGCCAGATGTGAGTGCCCTTTTCGAGAACGTAATCACAACCGAAAACGGATCGGTGCCAAGATTCTGGTTTGTGAGTGTACTCACAACCTTCGCGGTACTTGTACCGTCAAACGTTATGCCGCCGCGAGGCGCGAGGGCGTTGCGCGACGCGGCGAGTTCGCCGACGCTCGCGAAGCGTTGCTGGCCGAGGCTCGTGATAGCCCAGGCCGACCCGTCGTATCTCGCGCGAAAACTCCATGTGCGCGCGGCGGTATCCGGCGTGATGGTGCCGAGGAGCGTTCCTGTGCTGCTCAGTGAGCGCAGCTCGACGGTCGGGTACATCGAGGCCGGCATCGCTACCGTGCCACAGAGCTCCGAGCCTGTGACGGCGTTGGTGGAGCTAAGTGACAGAGTCGCGGTGTATGTCGCGAGCGAGGCTGCCGTGACTGTCACGGTGTAGACGGTGGACATTTCGCCGGTGCCGAGCGCGAGCACGGTGTCGCCGGCGGCTGTGACGTTGGCCGTGGCCGCACTGCGCGCGACTCCGAGGTTAGTGCGCGTGGCTGCTGCGACACCTGACGCCACACTAACACCTCCTCCAAAATAACCACCACCTGTAACTACCAGCGCCCCGGTGCCGGTGCCAGCAACGGTTGTGTTGGTGCAGTTCCAAATAGAAGCGCCAGTAACTTTTCCAGTCCCATTAGGTGACAAGTTGATATTACCATTGCTAGTTGTCGCCAGCGTCAGCGCACCAGCGGAACCAGTCACGTAACCTAATCCTGGAAACATCAGCATCCCCGCACTTCCTCCAGTCGGCGTCGTGTTCAGTCCCACCGGCCCAGCCGAGTATGATATGCCAGGAGCGTCCGAGTTCCAATAGGATGAACTTGAGGTGCCAACGTCCACGCCATTGATCTTAAATCCCTTGGCGTTGATGATGCCCTGCGACGGCATCCCGCCAGTCGCACCAGCCAGCAGCATGGCTCCGGTAAGCGTGGCATTCTGCGAGCTGTCCAATAGCAACGCTTGCGTCAATACACTCGGCGCAGCATTCGTCGCCGTCCAAAACGAGATATTGGTCGGGATTCTCATGCTTGCAATCGTCCCCTCAGTCGCAAAGTAGATCGACGCCATCTCCAAGTAGTTACTTCCGTCATATCCGCTGCCAACAAGACGGCCAAGATTGTCACCAGTAACAACAACAGTCGGCGCAGCTCGCGTGCCTCGCCCCTTGCGTAGATGGAAGCGCGCCCCATCCGTCCCGTCGTTGAACTGGCTTGACATGATGCCACGCGGAGAACTGGTCAGCGCAGAAGTCGTCTCGAACTGCGTGGCTGGAGTGCTTGCCCCTGTGCCAACTCCAAGCGTCGCGCCGCTGTCGATGATGAGCGTGCCACCACTCAACACGTCATTTGTGCCACTGAGCTTGGCATTATTGATCGGCGTGCTTGGAGCTCCATAGGCCATCGCCGACAGCGCTGTGAAGATTATGAATAGTTTTTTCATGTGGAAAGTTATTACTTTTCTGCGCGCCAGTTGATATAGCCGCCCGTGCTTGCGGCGGTTGGTATTCCGTCGAGCCAAACCGTAACCCCGGAAACCGTCAGGGTTGACAGGTCCGCAGAGGCAAAGAAAACTTCGCCGTTTGAGTTTGGCATCTGCACCTGTGCCGCAAACGATGTCGGCACTGTTTCAAATTGAACCGGGAAAGCGATTGCGTAGCTTTGTTGGCCGACAACGAGCGCCGCGCTGCCCTTCTGGACAACTGACGCTGGAGGATTTCCGGACTGGCCCGGAGCATAGATGGTCTGTCCTGTGCGTGAAAAGTTGGATGGCATGGCGGTTGGTTGATTAGTGCGCCCACTTCCTGAAGAGGAAACGGACACGGGTTTCGAGTCCTGTTTGATCGTTGCGGCGAACGGAGAACTCCATTGAGTTCGAGCATGTAGGCAGCGTGATGCCAGATGGCGATGAAAGCGTGACGAATCCAGTCACCGGGTCGGCACAGTATGGTAGCAAGTCAATGCTCACTCCCGTTTCGTTGAGGATAGTCACCTCGTTGCAGTCATGGTCAGAAAATGGCACGAACGAAGTGCCAGCCACCAAGGTAAGAATGCTGTCGCCGCCGTGGGATTGTGTTTTAGCAATCATGGTAGTTGTTGTTAAAGTGCTTGTTTAGAAACCAATTGGAGTAAGGACTTGATTTGACGGAGCGCCGATTTGACCTGGCTGTTGGCGTAGGAAAATCTCCGCCTCAACCGCCTGTTGTCGAAGATCGTCTTCGTCGCCCTTCTTCTCATATGCCGGCGTGCTCATCAGCGCACGGATGGCAAGCGGAAGCAGCGCCGTCTCCAAGAACTGCTCAGGCACCGGGATGTCCGCGTTGGCTTGGTAGTCATCGAGCGTCAAGCGCATTGGCCAGTAGGCCAGTGACACGTCCATGATGTAGGCTTGGTCTGGCAGCGGGAAAAAGCGCAGGAATACAGTCGGAGCACGCCCCTGAGAATTTCCAAACGGGTCCGGCCACCAGTTGCGCGGAAGCCCAGTTGACGGGGTTTGCGAGTAGTATGGCGCCGTGATGTTCCAAACTTCCCGTCGCATGATTGGAAGCTGGCTCTGGTCTGAAAAGCGCGGGTTGCCAACAATGCGGTCCAGCGGGTAGCGGGACGACGAGAACACGTCACCGTAAAGCGTCCCAGTGACTGTTCCTGTCGTTCCGTTGTATGGATTAAGAAGAGAGTTGAGTCCTGCCACCTGATTCCAAGCGGAATCTCCGTCGAGAATCACCGTGCATCCAAGTTGGGCCGCAGTAAACGGCGAGTTTCCAAGCGTCACTGAATCATTCGTGACTTGGCAAGAAACGGACACTGGCGCCGGCAGTTTGAACCCTACCGTCATCTGCTTGAAGTAGATTGGCAGGTAGTTGTAGGTTTTTTGCAGCGCCGTGTTCACTGCCTGCATCACGTCTCCAAACTCCGCCGCATCGAGCTTTGTAAAGTCCCCAGTTCGGGCGCGGCGTGCGGTACGATGAATGAGTTCCACGAGTTTCATTGTGGATTATCCCTTGGTCTTGCGTGGCACCGCCGCCGTTGTTTCCACTGGGAAGCCACCAGACAAGCCAAGTCGGGCGATGGCGGTCTGTGCGTCTGCCGTGATTTGAGCCAGCAAGTCAGGCCGACTAAACTGGCTGCTCCGCGTGATGTTCAGGCGCGCGATAGGCAGCAGGATGGACTCCGCATAATTCTGTGCCACAGGCAGGTAAGTTGTTCCGGATGACAGGTCAGCCACAACGTAGTTTGGGGCGTCGTTGACCACCTCAATCTGGAAATTTCGACTGGCCGTTGGAACAGGAATTGGCCAGATATTGATCTTGTTGATGTCACCGGACGATCCATTGCGTAGGTTTTCTATCCAGTAGGATACCGGCTCTCCGGCTGGCGTAGCGAAGCCAGTTTCGTCACCGTAGATTCTGGCGTATTGGTCAACCTCTCCACGGCTTTGCAGGGCGCGCATTGACTGCCCACTGTTCGGGCCAGACGTGATGCGAACCGGGCCGATAACGGATTGCACGCTGGCGTCCAGCGCGATCACGGTCGAGCCGGCGGCAAATGTGCCAGTCACAATCTCGCGCGTGAAATAATCCTGCCCGGCGGTTTGTATTGTTTGCATGGCGCCGTTGATGGCAATCACCACATCCTGAAGCATCAGGCTGGTTGCAAGTGCGGCATCCTCGACGCTGAGTTTGCTCAACAGGTCGTTGCGGGCTTGGAGAATTGTCAGCACGGATTAGCAGGCTGGCATAGGGTCGCGCCCCTTGGGTCGCGGACCTTTGGGCGAGCGTAAAATTTGGGGATCGAGTTCCATGAGAACGTCAATGGCGTCCTTCACTTTCTGCTCCGGTGTTGGCGCAGTGTCTTCGATCAGTCGTATTTCCGGGTTCTCGTCGCGCGAGAAGCGGAAGACGTGTTTGAACACGACGTTAAATTCCTCGGGTGGGATCGTCCTGCCTTGGTAGATGAAAGCGCGAAATTCCTCTGTCCAGATGAACTCTCCGCGCTTTGCACCAAACACGATTGGGCGACCTGGGACTGTGAATATGAACCGCATAAACTGAGTAAGCGAAAGAAGGGGTGCCGGGCCACCTGCAAGGCACCCCCGAATTGACTTTCGCTTAGGACGTGACCGCAGGCAGACCAAGCTCGGGATACGGGATCGCGTGCGTGAGCAGCGTGTATCCGGGATAGACCGCACGGACGTTCTTGCGGAGCGCCTGACCAAATACGGTCGTGATGTATTTCCGAGTCTCGAACTCGCCGTCAACGAGCCACTGGCTGCGCTTGTTACGCATCGAGCCGTAACCGCGAACGACAGCCTCGGCACCCATCATCAGCGTGTTGCCAATCGGAACGCCCTTGGCGTTGCACAGCACAACGGTCGCCCCGATGGGGTGGACATTGGTGTGATAGCCGGACCAGACGCCGGAACTCCACGTCACGTCGCCCAAGGTCGTCACCGCCACACCGTCGCCAGAGGCGGACGGGGCGAGACGCTTGTTGATCGTCAGCGTGTTGCCGCTGTTGACGATGAAGCCATACATGCCGATCTTGCCCGGATCAGTCGTCGCATTGCTCGGATTGACGATGAGCAGGTATTGCTGGTCGCTGCCCGGCGAGTAGATGTCCGCAGGCAGGAACTCGAACGCGAAGTTCGGGAAGAACCGGAAGAAGTCGATATTCGTGTAGGCCGCAGCCGCAGCCGACCCACCACCGCGCAGGGTGAAGGTCGTGGTGCCGGCGGTGATGGCCGCACCCGTGAACGCACGGGCGTTGAACGCGCTGCCGACAGGACCATAACCGTCGTGGTCGATGGGGTTGTATTCGCGGATCGAGTGACCATCCACCTCGGCGTAACCGCCTTGGAAGAGGGGATTCTCGTCCCACGCTTCACGAGGCGCGGCCTCGCGGAGAACCTGCTTGTAGTCGGAGTCCGTCTTCAGGCCGAAGAGGCCGGGAGTCGTGCCGACAACGCAGTATTTGAGAACCGGATTGCCGCGCACGGTGGCAACCTGACAGGGGCGACCGCCAAGCGGCTTGAGCAACTGGCCCATCTTGGTGATTTCGTCCCACGCCAGCGTATCGGCGGAGAGGAGCGAGGCAGCGGAGGAGCGACTGCCGGCGATGAGGTAGTTGGGGGCGCCGCCCTTGAGCGCGAACGTCATCATCAGGCGAGCAGTCTTCTCGCGGCCCATCCACTTGCCGAGTTCAACCGCCTGGCCAGAGGCTAGTTCACCCTGCATACCCATGAACTCGTCGGTCCGCTGGGTGATGGAGGTTGCATTGCGGAGGTAGTCAACATCAACCTCGTAGGACGAGATGATGTCCGGCTCGAAGTCGGTGGACGCCTCGAACAGCGAGTCACCGGACTTGCCGCGACCGTAGTAGCCGGCGCGTGTCGTGATGCGTAGCTTGAGGCCGGCGCCCTTCGACGTGTCGTTGATGACGCGAATGGGCATGTCGCGGGACGTGCCCTCGAACTGCTGGAAGAAGTCTTCCGACTGCTCGAACACATCAACGGTTTTCTGCCAGAGAATGCGGACTGAGTTGCTGTCCAGCGCCGCCAAGGCAGTGCCGGTATTGGGAGTATCAATTGACCAAGACATGATATTTGTAATTAACGTTTTACCCCAAATCGCTCAGGGCTGGCGGGAAGTCCTCTTTGCGCTGGCGTTAAATTGGGATGCCTAGTCCTGCGGCCAGCTTTTTCAAGTCTCCGAGCGTATGCACGGAGTTGACGGATTCTGCGAACTTGCCTTGCGAATCCTTGGTGGCGGGCGTTGTCGTTGCCCCGCCTTCTGCGATGACAGACTTTGGTTTGGCAGTAGGCGCTGCCGGTGCCGTCTTTGCTGCGGGCTTAACCGCAGCCTTAGTCTTCGGGGCGATCCGAAGCTCGCGCGCCACCATTTGCGCGATCACGAGCGGTTTGTTTGGCGAGTTGAAAAGAGGGTCGCCGGTCTGGCGAAGAGTCTCTTCGATTTCGAGCATCCGTTTGCCGCCTTCGCTGGCAGGGTCCGCTGCAAAATCGTAGAGTTCGCCGGCACGGGATGCCGACTTGTCAAACTCGACATTGTAACGAGCCTCTCTTGCCGCTTGCTGTTCGATTGCAACCTTCTCGAACTGTCGGACCAAATCGAGGCGATGGCGGTCGAGCTTGCGCAACTGGCGTTCGAGTTTGGCTGAGTCCTCGAAACGGAGGTCCGTAGTGGCTTTCGCCTTCTCGTCCTCCAGTCTCTCAATCTCGGCGTCGGTCGCTTCAACCGTTTCCGGGAATCCTGACGTGGGCTTGGCTGCGGTCCCGGGTTCCGACTTGGACGCGGGCTCATCGGCTGATGCGGGCTTTTCAACCCCCAACTGCTTTTGGGCCGCCTCAATTGCCTGTTCCAGTGACCAGTCTCGGTTCCTTCTCAGGTAGCCGAGCGCCAGCCTTCCCACTTGGTCGCTTTCGGGCGGCAAGCGCAAATGCGCTCGTTTCGCCGTCAGTGGCGTAACCGGGAGGTCGTTATCGCCTTCGCCTGGGTCGCTTTCTTCTTCCTCGGGCTTGGCGGTTTCCTCCGCAGGTTTTTCGGTGGCATCAGCCGGTTGGGTTTCCCCCTCCTGCTTTTTACCATCGGCTTCGGCGGGCGTATTGCCATCGCCGGACTGTGCCTCTTTGGGCTTGCCGGAATCACTCACGGCAGGCTTTTCGGACGGCGGTGCAGGCTTTCTTACTTCGTCCAACAACCGCTGGACTTCGAGCGGGTTGCCTGCACGGGCCAGCCGCTGCGAAAAATCGTCTGTCGTTTTGGAAAGAACAGTCGGGGCGGGTTGAGCCGTATCGACGGGAGGTGTTACTGTGGTTGTTTCTGCTGGCGCAGAACCGGGTTGCCCGCTGGTATCATTAGCCATAGTCGCGTCACAATCTTCTCGACTTTTTCAAGTCAAGCGTATTCTGCGGTTCACAACCCAAGATTACATGAAGCTGGACTCAAGAAATAGGTCACCCGCGGTCTTTCGGCTCCCGGATGCACGACTTCGGATTACCCGCGAGTTCGATATTGTTGGGGTGAATGCCTCGCAGGTTGACGCAACATCGCTTCTTGCCTATGTATGGCTGGCATGGGGAACGGCTGACGTTGAGTTCACCGACTGCCGGCTTGTGAAGCAGGACATCCCACGGGGACAGAACGGGCTTCCGTTCGAGTCGCCGAATCTCCAGCCACCGCGCCTAGAGCGGGTCTACGAACAGATCAGCGCGACAGCCGAGCAACAGGTTGGCAACACCGACATCTCCATTGGTCAGGACAATCTGGTTACTGCCAGCAACACATTCCTTCAATTCGCCACTGCGCCGGCAACGTATGGCCACATCGGAGTCGATTCCATCACAGCTGGTACAACGCTCTGTATCCTGAAGTCTGACGAGCGCACGGATGACGGAACGCTGCGCACGATCAAGCGCACCTACATTTCAGCCGGCCAGATCTCACAGACGGACGAGACAAAAAACGGTGGAAAGTTGCTCATCCGAAGCATCAAGTCTGTCTATACCGTTCCGGCAACTCCATCTGGATACACGCTCATCCGGCAGGACGTTCAATACATCAGCGGTCTTCCAGTCTACGACTACACGTTCGCCAATGGCAGTGGCGAGATTAGCCGGGACTCCACCACGACGCAGGGCGGTCCGTATTCTGTAGACGGTGCAGTTCCATCTATTGACGGACCAGGTGCAACGGTCTGGACAATCCGGCATCTAACTGCATCGTCGGTTAGCGCAAATCCGACAAGCGCCCCACTGGAAGGAGCGGTTTGCGTTTCTCTTGAAAAATCAGACCAAGATGGCTATCGCATCTGGACGGCAAGATGGGCACTTGGATATGGGTTGGTTGTAAGTGACGTTTCAATCAAAAACGGTGGAAAGCTGTATCTTTACCACCGGGTTTTTCTAGGCAGTCAATCCGAGCCGAGCTTTGCTCCATCGGCCAGCATCGGCGGAACCGTAACACTCGTAGATAAAAACCTCCGCTACGAATCAGGGTATTCCGTCTATGATTGGACATGGGCAGAAGGCGTTGGTGAAATCAGCCTGGAGACATCCTATCAGCAGTCGAGCAACGAAGGCACAACTGGAGTAACCCGCGTTACAATTCGCCAGCTAACCGCAGGAACGCAGGCGACGCGGCTTCCGGCCACGCTCTCCGGATACGTAAACATCGGTCAGGAATACTCAGACCAAGACGGGTATCGCATCTGGACGACTATTTGGGCGAAGGGCACCGGCACCGTGAGTCAGCGCGACGACACGCGTAACAACGGCGCCCTGCTGCTGCGCACGCTGGTGGCCCTCGGCAGCGCTCCGGCGACGCCAAGCGGATACACACTGGTGAACGCCGACATTCGAGCCGACTCCGGCCACACTGTCTACACATCCACTTTCGCCCAAGGCAGCGGCGAGATCGGCCGCACTGTGGACTACCTGCAATCTAGCGACCAGGGGACGACTGGTGTGACGCGGACGGTCATCCGGTATCTCACTAGCCCGAGCGTGACGAGCGATCCGACGAGCCTCTCTGGCAGCGTGAAGATCGGCGAGGACATCGCCGAACAAGATGGGCACCGCGTGTGGACGGTCACCTACGCGAATGGCACCGGCACCGTAATCAGCACCGTGCGCACCGAAAACTATGGAAAGATGGTGCGCTACCGCATTGTGGCGCTTGGGAGCGCGCCGAGCGCGCCGAGCAACACTATAGGCGGGACAGTGACACTCATCGAGAGCGCCGCTCGCGCTGACTCCGGGTATGTGGTTTACGATTACGCGTGGGCAGAAGGCTGCGGAGTGGTGCGCAAGGCTGTGCAGCACTTGGATGGAGGACTGCGGATCGAGACGTGGGTGAGTCTTGGGGTGTCTTACGACTCAAGCTACATGCTGCCGGCTGGAATCCTGAAGCTGATGGACGAAGAGTGCATCGAAGGGGTACGGCAATGGAGCGTGTCGTGTATCCAGACGAGCGCCGGTGGAAATCCGACCGTCGGAACGGCGCTGACCTACGAAATCAAGCACCCCTTCACCTACCCCGGCAGAGCAAAGGCTGTGACCATCGACGTAAACGGTAAAAACAATTACGACGTGTATAAGTCGCCGGCGGTCACGACTCCAATATCAGCCGTGGTGAAAGTCAGCTATCAATCGAGCAGCGCGATACCTACGCTAACATATACTCTTTGGGCTCCGACAACGTGGGCGACTATATTTGCGAAGTATTGGTCCTGGAGCTCCTATCCAAAGGGGATCATCGAGTCATTGCCTGGTTATAGGTCAGTCTCGGAGACGGCGATTACGTTCAACGGAACGACAAGCGGCTACAACGAGGCGTGCATGGGAGACCGCGTCTACGGAATAGGATCCGGCACACCGTATTCGTTGCAGGTTGTTGGAGGTCCGTCGGCGCCGGACGGAAACACCTACACGTTGAGCGTCGACCTGTCGCCAGCGTTCGTCGGCTACGACGGAACCCAGTACTACCGGCTTACGGTAGTGGAGGCGACGATACCGACGCAGACTGCGTTGCCAGTTTGATTCTATCATGGAAAACTCAAACAACAACATAATTTCCCGAGCTGCCGTGGTTCCGTTCCGCCCGCCTAGCTTCACGTCTGAGACTCCGGCGATCGTTCCTATCGAGAGAGTCGATGGGCTCCAGAGCAAGCTTAGGTCGGCAGGAGGCGGAGGCGAGAGTGAGACGAGCTACACCAACTACACGTTTATGGCCTGCGTGGACGGTGAGCCGAAGACGTTCGTAATACCGATCGTTAGCGGTCCGACAGACCCGGAATAATCGTGAGCACTGCTTCACATTTTGCGTCGTTGGCTAGGTTCTGGCACACCGGCGGGTGCGGCGCATACCCAAAGTCAGAATGGAGTGGCGACTCTTTTGATAGCGGAGTCATTGTCGGACCATTCACCGAATACCAGGCGATGGCGTTGTATTGGAATGCGGAGACTGTGACGTTCACCGCAAACGGAGGGAAGAGCGTCAGTAGCACGACGACGATGCAGCCGAGAGATAGGGTATGCACCGCACCAGAGTTCCAATCAAACTATTCGTGGAGCACTTATATTTTTTCGGAGATGAAAATGTTTCTCACCGACAATGTCTACGTTGATTCCGACGGATATTACATAGTAGTACATGCTTTACACCAAATAAAAGGATATGATTATAGTCTATGCAGCGGACTATCAGGTGACGGCTATTCAGTGTATTCTACATTCGATGGCACCGTTTTTGGGAAAATAGTGACAGTGACTATTTACAAAAATGCGTCCTGGCCGTTCACTGGAGTGAAAGAATTCACGGTCGGCGTCGACAACTTCAGTTACGAATAACTCGTCTCTGTTAAATACTTGGACTACATGATCATAAAAAAGTCGCCGTGTCAGAAGGAGTGAACTAATCAACCATGCGTTTTGCGGTAAACTCGTCGCGAGCAATCATTGAAATCAGACCGGCATATTCAGCCACCAAGCGGCGGTGAACCTCGCGCTCCTCGTGCGACATTTGATCCTCGTGGAATGCCTTGTCATAGGCTTCCTTCTTTTGCTTGATGCGGCGCATCCAATACCGCTCAAAGGCGGCAGTTGCACGCAGTTCCTTGATGTCCGCCAAGTCGCGGTTGGCAAGTTCGCGAGAAACCTCCTCATTTTGTCCAATCACAGGGATTTTCGTCCAATCAGTCATGTTTAGCCTCCAAGAATTCTACGTATAGTTTATTTTTCATGATTTTTAAGAGATGATAACTAGTCGCTCACATTGGATGATTCGTGGTATTGCTTCAATCGACCAGCCGCTTGGCCGTCAGCGTTACACGGTCGATCACCTTCTTGACGGGGATGCTGTCGAGCACCGTGCAGAAGCCCTTGCTTGCGCAAGGCCCGTGCGACGGAAACTGCTTGCCGTTGCGAACATGGTGGAAGCACGGGGCGCAATGCCCGCTACCCTCGATCACCTGAATGGACGGCGAATAGGCCACGCGCAATTCCGCTGGGAACGGCCCGTAGATGCCCACTGCCGGCACGTCCAGCGCGCCTGCAAGATGCAGCAAGGCCGAGTCGGGGCCAAGCAGACAATCGCTCGTGGCGATCACGGCGGCACTCTGCCGGATCGTGTGCTTGTGCGCGGTTAAGTTGTGCAGGAGATCACCCTCCTGCATCTGCAACTCGCCCTCGCGGCCCATCACCATGATTTCCCAGCCGAGCTTGTGGAAGTGCTCGATTACAACCTGCATCCTCTGCCCAGGATAGGTGCGATTGAGCACCTGCGCATTGAACTGCACGGCCAGCCGATGCACACCCTTGATGCGCGGATACGCCTCCTCTGCCCAAATGCGCTCGCGCTCCGTCACCCGATACTCCGGCTTCTTGTCGGCGATGTCCTTTGCCGCAAACCCAAACCGGGAGGCGAACAGGTCCGTCATGTGCATCTTCTTCGCATCCGGGTTTTTCTCAATGACGTTTTCCATCAGCACCCATGCGTCGTATTGCAACGCCTCCAGCCACGGCACCGGATAGGTCGGGGCAAGGTTGACGTAGGGAAGGTTCTCCAGCACCGGGCGGTAGTTCGGGAAGCACGCCAAGTCCAGCGTCACATCCGGCCAGCGCCGCTTGATTTCGCGCAGCACGGGAGTCATCAGAATCAGGTCGCCAAATCCACCCGTCCGCATCACCAGCACCCGCTTGCCGTTCCAATCCTCTTTCGGGTCAAACGGATGGCGCACGGCAATCTCCTCGGGGTGAACCGAGTTGATCTTGCCTCCATCGGCCAAGAGCAAGAGTTGGGCGGCGTTCAAATCTTCGGCCAGATAGTCGCCGGGGGGAAGATCAATCGTGGGCTTGTGTTGGAGCTTTTCGTTTAATGTGATGATATGCACGGTTTGCTCTTCCTACCGCTTTGGGCTTTCGTCAAGCGAAATATCACAAAGCCGTTGGCGTTTTGGTTCGGGTTTCAGCGCGCCCATAACTCACCCCACCGAAGGGATGAGTCGTCTAAGCCACTGGCGCTTTGGACTGGGAAGCTGCGTAGCCACATTGGATCGTCCCGCTCGGCTGGCGCACAGGCACACGGTATGATGACGACCAACTCACGCGAACTCGCGTTCGCCGCTGATTTGTGCCGGGTGTGGAGTTTAGGCGTTCAACGCTCCCGGCTACCGATTGCTCTCGTTGCACTCCGTTCCATGCGCGGGCGGTGTCGTTGGTCCCGGTTGTTATCCGCGTTTCCGGTGGCGCGGCCCGTCATGGCGACTCCACAAAGTATACCGACAAATTTACTGTCAAGAAAATAAAAAGCCCCGATGCATGCCTGACGGGGATTTGCACCGAGGCTGAAAAGGGGCCGCCGGACAATGGCGTCCCTTTAAGCAATTTGTGTGATACAAAAACTCTAGCTATTGTCAAGCGATAGTTGCTCACGCCTGAATCTGCGGCGGGGGTGGGGCGTTAGGCGTCACGCCAAGCGAGGACGGATTGCCGTTGTCACCGCCCGGATTCGGCCCGCCCATTCCGCCGCCGGCAGGAGGCATCGTGATGCCCGGCTGGATGATCGTGTCCACGTCGCACTCCGGGTCGAGCGCCCGCAGTTGCTTGCGGTAGAACGATACCACCTGCTGTTGAATCTGCGGGATGAGCGTGTAAAAGCGTTCCACCAGTTGCGAGGCCGCTGCCGCCGTCTGCAAGGTCTGCTGATTCTTCGTCGTCGTGAGCAAGAACCGGACATGGTAGCGCAAGTCGCGCACCTCGGCGGCTGTGATCTTCTCCAGCCCCATCGTCTTGCCCTCCAGCACCTCGTAAACCTCCTCCGGGTTCATGTTGGCAAGCAGCACTTCAATCTCGCGCTTGATGATTCGCTCCAGCGGACTGCGCAGTTCGGCCACGATGGGCTTGAACATCTCGTCGCCCGACTGCTGGATTTGCATCAGTCCGGTGGCGAGTTTCGCCTGTTCCATTCCGGCAACGTAGTTGTCGTTGGCGTTCGTCACCCCGCTCTCGTTCATCGCCAACTGCATGAAGAACTGCATCATCGTCTGTATCTGCTCGAATTTGATGTCGGTCAGATACTTCACCTCCAAGATGTCGTCCATCTTGCGACCCGGCTTCTTCGTGTAGCTCGATCCCCAGTTAAGTTTCAGGTTCGGATCGCGGTCGCCTTCCAGCGTGCCAGTGGGGTCCCAAAAGTCCACGCGACCAGCCCGGCTCTGAGAGAAGTTCCATCGGTTCACGAGCAAGTCAGTAATTGTCTGGTAGGACTCGAACAGTTCCATGATGCCCACGCCATACCACCGCCCATCCACCTTGTTGACGCGCACAATCTCAATCGGTCGCAAGCCATCCGTGGTCACGTTGGCCACATGGTCATAGAAGATAGGAAGCCGCGTCTTGCGGTCGGCAATCAGCATGATGTTCTCCGCCACGCCGTCGCCGTTGGCGTCATACCACATGTAGAACTCTGCGAACTCCGCCACGGGTTGCCCCTCATGCGGTGGAGTGCCGTTCTGGAAATTCTCGTTCGGGCGAAGTTGTTGGTCGGCGGCGGCTTTTGGCTGCGCATCATTCGAGGCAATAGCCTTCACCAGCGCGGCGATCTTCGACACCGTGTTGAGGCGCGAGTCCGTGTCGCCCGGAACCATGCCGCGCTTCACCAACAGGTCGATGAAAGCCATCACCGGCTTGTCGTAGAGGTGGATGATGCAGTCGGCGGTCTGCACGTCTTTCGCCGTCAGCGGGCAGAGGAAATCCTTGTAGTAGATGACTTCGCTCTTGGCTCCCTCGAAAAACACCTGCCGGCGGTTGATCTTCATCTTTTGCCAGACCGGGGCGGAAGGCTCTGGCGTAACACCGTCGCGCTTGAGCACACGCCCAACTGACACTGGTGGAACAACGGGAGCCTGTGGAGGAACTCCGGGCATCTCCAGTTCAGCCTGTTGCGGCTGAGGCTCCTGTTCCATCTCAACCTGCTTCTCTTCCCACTCGTCTTGGTCGGTGATAAAGTTGCCGTCTGCCGCCTTCTCGGGTTGCCCTTCGATGTTAACCAGAACACGCGCGTCTACGTCAAATATCTGGTCTCGAACAACGTAGGATGTTTTCACGGCGCACTCACCCAGCACCAAAGCGCGCTCGATGGCGTTCTCCTTGTCGTCGCGCGAACAACTCTCAGTCAGCTTGTAGAGAACGAAGTCCTCCACCCGGTCGGCAAAGGCGTCGTCACCAGCCTCCACCGGGCGTGGCGCAGGGGCTACGGAAAGCCAAGGATCGCTCCCGAAGAAGTGGTTTTTGGCGCGGGCAATCATCTGGCGCACGATGCGGCGTGTCAGCGGGACCACAAGATTCGACTGCTGGAAAATGTTTGTCGTCCCCATTGTGAACGGGCGCCAGCTCACGTCGTTCATGAACATGGCGTCGTAGCGCGTGCGCTTGCCCATGAACGTATCGGCTGGCAGCAAGCCCTGTGCGGCGGCGGCAAAGGCGGAGACGGCAGGCGCCGGCACGTTGCTGTTCGCCCACCAAGTTGGGTTCATAACCAAGTCGCGCGAGGTCTGGTTGGTCAGCTCCTGCATTCGACTGAAGGCGTGATCGACCATCTTCTTTTCCTGTTCACACGACAGCACGAGCGCGGAGACAAACGGAACCTTGGCTTGATCTTCCGCTGTGGTCGTGGCTCCGGCAGAATCTGCGGCGGCGGTAGCGGCGGAAACAAAACTTTGAACTTGGTCGCTCATGGTAATGATTACGTGTTACTTGGCCGCAATTGGCTTTCGTGTTCCGACAGGCAAGCTCCGAATCGCCTGCAAGGCGCGGACTGCGATGCGCGTGCGCTCTTGGCGCGCAGCCTGGTATTGCTTGCGCTGTTCAGCGTTGAGGGTGCGAAGGAATTGCGCTTCCGACACAGCGGAGCCGGTGAAATTGGTATGCTGCCAGCGGCGATAGTAGTCCTCGATGGCCTTGCTGTCATGCTTCTCCGACAGGGTAGCGATGGCGTCCTCTATGTCGCCCTTGTTCTGCCGGCGCAAGGCGTCGGTCAGTTCCGCGTATTCGCTCACGCCAAACTCGCCCTGTTGCACCTTGCCGCGCGCCTCGTTGAACTCAGAGGCAAGAATGCGAATCCGCTTCTCTGGAGATGGGGCCAGCTCGGTCCTCATGCCGAAAGTCTGCATCGCCTGCTTCTGGTATTCACCGGGGAACTTCTCGCTCATTCCACCTTGCACAACACCACTTGCACCGCGAATAATCGCGCCACCGCTGATCGGCGCGGGAATTGTATCCTTAGCCGTCTCCTGCCAACGCTCGCCTTCCTTGATCGTGCGACCCAAGGCGTCCTTGCCCGTGGCCAGCGTCCATGCCGGGCGCGTAGTAGCAGAGGCGCGAGACCGGACGTAGCTCACAATCGGCTCGTAGGTGTTGCCCGTGCGCTCGTAGGCGTTCATCATCAGATGCGCTGTCTCTGCCGTGAGGCCAAGCGGGTTGAAGAAGAATCCGTTGCTGCCGCCAAGCTTGTCGGGAATCCACGCCGAAATCTTGGCGCCAAAACTCTCCTCCGGGTTCTCCCAAGTGAACTTGCCGCGCGTCGCCTGATTGATGATTTGCGAGCCGGCGAACAGTGCAATTGCGGTTGTCACCATTTCTCGGCCAAGAAGCCCCATTGCCGCCTGTCGGCCAATCAGCTTGTTTGCAGCAGTCTTGGCAATGTCCGTCACAGCGCCAATCTCCGACCGGATGAGACCCTGATTCCACTCCGGGGCGAGGAAGATCATGCGGGCCATGTCCTGAGCCGTCTTCGACGTGAACCAGCCCTGCCGGCCAAGGTTTCCGAAGCGCGTCATCAGTTCCCGCGAGACCTTGCGGGCAACCTGCTCGTCCGTCATCTGCGGGTAGTCCGCCCGCTGCCGCTTGTATTCGATGACAAACGCATCGTTCATCGCCCCGCGTTGGAACTTCTGGAAGATGAACTTGTTCACGTCGCCAAGCAGCGGCACCTTCTGGATCATCTCTTGGTGCATCGCATCGGCCACTCGCCCGGAATGGTAGCCAACGTCAATGCCCTTCTGGAGAATCAGCTTCGACTCCAAGATGGCGGGAACGGTTTCAGCCGGAATCTCGCCGGACTTGCCCATGCGCTCAATCTCGGCTGGGCTGTGCTCGGCAATCAGCAATCCCTCGCGGAAGGCGGGACCAAACTTCGCATCCTTCAGGCTGGCGGCGCGGATCATCGCGGAGCGGAAAGCCAGCCGGCCAAGATGGAAGGTATCGACCGCCAGCGTGATGCTCTTGGCACTGGCGTTCAGTCGTTGCGCAGTCTGGCGGGCGGCGCTCTGCGAGAACCAGCTTGGGTCGGTCAGCGCCCCTACCATGCCAGCAAACTCCTTTTTGACAGCAATCGGCGTGTTGCCGACATTCTCCAAGACGTAGCCCTTGCCGGGTTCGTAGTAGAATGAGCCATCTGCGCGCGACACGCGCGTTGGCGTCTGGGCGAGAGCTTCGCCGGAAGGCGTCTTGTAATCCTTCAGCGACTTCTGCCACGTCCGCACATTGATGCCCGTCTCGCCGGACCGGATGCGTGTGTCCAACACATCGACAGCATTCAGCGTTTTCGGATCAACACCGTCCGCAATGGAATCGGCCAGCGTCTCGTATTTGCGGTTCTTGCGGTTCGATGCGCCCGTTGGCGAGGTGTGGGCGCCTGTGTCAAACCATGAGCCTTCTTCGATGTCTTGGTAACGCGGCACATAATTGTCCCGTTTGAGCGTCGGCAGACCGGCCTCCTGTTCGCGGGCAACCTGTTCATCCGTGAACTTGCGATAGGTGGCGGCGGTGTCGCTCAACTTGGCCCCGTTGGCGGAAGCGTAGTTTATGGCCGCAAGTGCGCGAGCCTTCCACTTAGGGGCCGCCTTCGTTGACGCCTCAATCTTCGCCCTAAATTCTTGCAGCTTCTTGGCGCTACCACCCGCCTCGATATGGAAGGCGAGCGCATCCTGCGCGGTGGCGAGTTCCTTGGTATCTGGGATGGAACGCTTCAACTGGTCGAACACCGTGTTGCGCACTTCCCGCGAATACTGGTTGGCCTTGGTGTCCACGGCATCCCGGTCGGCGGCAAGCGTGCGCTTCAGGTCGGCATCACTGCGCATCTTGCTCCATGCGGAAGCGAGCTTCGCCTGACCAGCCCGCAGTTCTTTCTCGGTATCAGCCAGGCTCGAACGTGGAATATCCTTCGGCTCTACACCAAGAATCTTATTAAGATGCCAGTCGTAATCAGCGGGCGCAAATTTCCCTTCCTTTGACTCAGCAATTTCAAATCCACGGGTCGTCGGTGCCTTCTTAAAACTTGTTCCGTCAGGTCGGGTAATAGTAAGAAACTTTTGTCCCGGCTTACGCTCTACCGTAACATTGTGCTCTATGCGTTCTGTTGCGACAGGATGGTTTCGTGAACCACTCCATTCTAGATACTTAACAGAAACGCCTTTCGCAATGTCACTAGGCTTGACAGAAATTTCCTTCTGCTTGTTTTTCCATTCAGCCAATACATCATTGCCTGTTCGGGCTTCTGCGCGTTCACCACCCTCCGCATAATCGCCTTCCCCGTGTAGCCAATCCTTCACTTGTTGAAGATCGTAGTAATCGGTCGTATTGTAAAATTTGCTGGTATGATGCCATTCGCCTGTATTCGGCGCATGGTCGGTGATGAATTTTGTCGGCAATCCTAATTTACGGGCAATTTCTGAGGCGGGAAATCTGCCGTTTGCCTCTGCATCAATTGCGCGATTAGATTTCGAGAAGTCGTCAGCATACCCGCCTAGACTTGAGCGAGCATCGGCGTAGTCATTGAAAGCGGATTCATCCATACCACCCCGCAGTGTCCGCAGCATCGCCCGCGCGGCCTCATCGTGCGTCAGCGTGACCAAGCCACGGTCGGCCAGCCAGCCCCGCACCGCATCCACGATCTTCCGCCACACGCTTGGATTCTTCTCGGCGTTCTTCGCCGCCCATTCCTCCACCAAACGCATCCGGTGATCGACCACGCTCTCACCCGCCTGTTGCGGATATTTTGCCTTGAGTGCGTCAAGGTCCGCCACCGGCAATTCCCGCGTGGCAAACGCGGCCAACGCCAGTTTGCCCTGCTTGCTAGCCAGCGTGTCGTGCGCCCACTCATGGTTGGCAATCTCATGGATCGTCGCGGCGCTGTCGGCATAGGCGGAATTGATGACCAGCTTGCCATCCCGATACTGCCCGCGCACCCCGCGCCCGTTCTCCGTCCACTCCGGGTCGTTGACCACTTCTATTTCCGGCGCCTTCGTGTTCTTCGCCTTCCACTCGGCAACCGCAGCCTGCGCGTCTTCAATTTTTATCGAACCTGTTTTGGCCTCTGCTAACGAAGAAACCTCTTTGCCTTGGCGCAGTTTACCGACTGCCGCCTTAAGTTGGTTCGATCTTGCTTCTTCTATCGGAACACCGCCCGAAACTGTTTTAATTCCAGATGCGGCTAATTCCGCCCGCAGTTCAGCGGGTTTCATTTGGGCCGGTGTCGGCAATTCGTTGGTTACTTCTTGCTGAACAGGCGGCGGATTTTCTTGGGCGGGCTTGGCTGGCTCTGCGGGACGTGCTTCGGGAGCGGCTTTCCCTTGCTCGCCTTGTTCCACTCGTTGACGTTCACCCCCTGCTTTTCCAGTTCCTTCTTGTGGACGTTGAAGTAGGCTGCTTGCGCTAGGCTTTTGTAGGGCATTTGGTGCCTCCGTGGGTTGAATTGAAATTGGCTTGTTTTCTTCAGCGACAACAGGCGCGGGAGTTGTTTCTGTTTTGGAAGAAACTTCAGGCGCTGGTTTTTCTGGTCTGTAAACTACCGCGCGGTTTAATTCCGCTGCGCTTACTCCGTGCTTTGCGGCTATCTTCCGAATAACATTCAATGCCTCGGCTTGATTTCTTCGTTCTGCAAAGTCTAGGTTCTTTGTCCGCTCGATTGCTTCCTGAGTTGCGCGCTCCATCGGGGAGCGTTCGGGCGCGGGCTCAAGCGGCAGCCTTTCGGGTTGTCGGCTTTCTGTCTGCGCTTTTCGATCAGCGCGTTTCTTCAAAATATCCGCCCTGGCCTCTTGCGCGCTCTTGGGGCGCAATTGCATTTTTAGATTATGCAACTCCTCCTTTTCGGCAGATGTCAGCGTGTCAAATGGATGGGTAAGTTGTTTAACCTGACCATCCGACATTGCCGCCTGTCGGTCTGTTCCGCGTTTAACAATCTCATCTATCTTATCAATTATGGGTTTTGCTTCAGGAAGGTCTTCCCGGATTCTTAAATCCGGGTGGGTCGAGCTCTTCTCCTGAAAAGGCATCTCCATCGGCCCTAGATCGACAGATGCCGGAGCCTGTTGTTTTGCCGTCTCATTCACCCCTTGTCCAACTCTGCTACCCCCGACAGGCTCCGGCAAGGTAGTCGAAATTGGCTCCGCTGCCGCCGGGGCAGTCGGAGCACTTGGTTGAATCGGCAATGCCGGTTCGGCCCTTGGTGCGGGCGCTTGTTCGCCACTGGGGCGAAGTGGCTGCTCGGCGGGCGCCACGGGAGCCTTGATTTCTCCACCGGGGCCAACCGTCGCTTGCGGTGCGGGAATGGTTGCATGGACCGGATTTGAACCGGCGACCTCTTGCGTATGAGGCAAGCGTTCTTCCGCTGAACTACCATGCTGTGCTTGGGCCGGAATCTGCGCTGGCTTCGCGCCAAGCCGGTTGGCATTCGCTTCGGTATCAAGTTGCTGACTAATAAGTTCGCCGCCTATGGGCGACTTCCTCACAACTTGGTCGGCACGGGCAACGTGCTCGGCAAACGGCGCTTCGTCGCCACCGCTTGATTTGATCGTCTCGCGCTTAACAGGCTCCTCGCCTTCCCGCATGGCCATCTCCCAAGCTGCTTCCTTGGCCGACTTCACTGGCGGCGGGGGTTCCGGTAAAATCGGCGCTGGCGTTCCACCGGCTGACGTAGGCGGGGTTTCTGTAGCCGGCTGCGCTCCAGGCTTGCCCGGCTGTGCCGCGCCACCCTTGCCGCCAAATCTGGGCGCCCCAAACATCATTACCTGTGCAACGCTTTGTGTCACGTCCTTGACGGTCGGAGCCTGTCCTTCGATCATCGGACCAACCAAGCCAAGTCCGGCGCCAAGGCCGGACTGGATTGCAGTAGCCTTCGCCGCCAGCATCTCGGCGGCATTTACAGTCTCGCCCTTGGCCAGTTTGAATAGTGACGCAAGTCCCTTGGCCGCAGCCAACGGGCCTTGAATCTCGAAGATTGGAACGCTCGCCAGCAGTCCGCCGGAAGTAGAGGCAAACGGGTGCTGCTCAGAATCAATTACCTGCAACTCCACGAGTTGCTTGTGCGCTTCCGGAGCCAGCTTTTCCAACGCCCTGCTCTGCGCCTTGTTTGCCAGTATTCCACCGATCAATGCGCCGAGACCGCCTCCAACAACCGTTCCTACAGGTCCTACAACAGACCCAAGCGCCGCTCCTGACTCTGCGCCACCCCATGCGCCTGCCGCCGGGGCCAGCCCCATGCCAGCCGCGCGCCCAACCGCTCCCATCGTTGATGTCGTCTGCGCGTCAATCGTCGCTTGCAGTCTTTCCTTTGCAGCTGGGGACATCCTAGCAACGCGCTGGTCGTAAAGCTGGCCAAGGTAGGTCTGCTCGTCCTGCAATGCCTTCGCCGTTTTTGGCGTAGCCCACTCAGGATCGGCCAGCATTTGTTCGAGTTCGCCTAGCCGCTGGTGAACTTTCAGCACTGCTGCCGCAGGAGGCTCGCCTTGGAAGTTGCCATATCGGCGGATAACATCCTCGACCGAAATCCCACCCACGTTCTTGAGGCCGCGTTGCAACAAAGCCTTTGGCTCTCCGGCAGTCAGCGCCGCCGTCTGCTGGTCTTGCTGCGCCAGCTTGCCGGCCACGCTTTCGAGGTGTTCCCCAACGTGATCGTTAAATGCCTGATTAACTGCCGCCTGTGCAGCGTCGATTTCTGCCAACTGCGGATCGCCTTCTGTCGGCAATCCGTTCTCTTTCAACACCGCAATACGAGCGCCGCGCCTGGCCTCATATTCAGCCGCACGCGCCTTCGCACTGAAAATCCCAAAGGCTGTCTGCGCTCGGCGATGGGCCAAGCTAAGGTCTCCGGTCTTTCCGGTGCGTTGGATAAGTGACTGCTGATCATTTGCTAGTTGGTCGATGCTGGCCTGAAGTCCCGCCGCAATGGTCGGATCAGCGGCGGTTTCCTGCTGCTTTTGCAAGGCGGCGATTTCACTCCCATACGCTGCCGCCGTGTCGCGGGCATCGCGCAAGTCTGCCTCCGCCTTCTGCAACGACTCCTTGTGGGGTTGCAATGCTTCATCCCAAATCGCCTTTGTCCGCTGCATGTTTGCAACATGTGCCATTCTGGCAACCTGCGGCTCGGGGTGATTCATCAAGTCTGTCAGCTTTCCGGCTGGAATCTGCTCGTCAGTCTCCTTAAAATGATAGTAGAGCTGGTCGTCTGTCGGGTCGCTTCCGCGGACAATTGGCGCGTGCTTAAACTCCTGTTCTCCATACTGGTTGCGCTTTACATAGGCCGGTGCCTTAGTCTTGGGATGAATCGCTCCAGGTTCCCATGTCGTTTCGTGGAAAAGCGGCTTCCCCGTCTCGGTCTCTACTTCTTGGGTGTATAGCCCCGATTCGGGGTCTTTGTAGAATCGAGCCCGACTGCCACGAAACTTAGCTTCAAGCGCCGAGTTCTGCCGATCAAGCGCATCGCGCCTGCCCTGTTGATACGCCTGTTGCGATGCCCGTTCTCCTTGCGGAGTTGCCAATAACAGGCTGTTGGAAACGCTAAGGTCTGTTCCGCGCGGCGTCGCCCTTCCTCTCGTGCTTACTCCAAGCGCCGGAGCTGATTGAACAACATCATCCTGAGTTTCATCCGGTTCCTGAATACCGTTGTCGATTTCCGCCATGTCATTGGGTTCCCGTGTATGCTGGCTGTCGGCCTAGCCTACGCAACGGGGTTCCCACGGCGTCGGTCGCTGGTGTGATCTTGTCGTAGAGTCTCCGGCCAAATTCCTTCATCGCTCCCCATGACGGATTCGGATTGACGGCTCCTGCCAATACCTCGTGCGTGCTCGGCTCTGCGGCCCAGTTGCGCGGGGTGGGGTTCTGGACTGGCATCTGCGCCACGGCTGGCTTTGGAGCTGGCGCATGCGGTGCCACTGGCTGCGGCGGGGCAACGACAGGAGCGCGTGTCAGCGGCGTGCCGGAAACGGCAGGCGCGGCATTACCATCGCCAAACAACTTGCGCACATATGCATCGTAGATGTTTGCTGAGTCCTGCGTCTGGAATCCACGACGGTTGGGGCCAGTTCCGCCAAAGAACTGTTGCGGACTTACCCACGGACCAGACGCCGAAAGGTCGGTTGTCATCGAGCGGTTCGGAACAGGCGTTGGCGCCGACATTGGATTGTTCATCTCGCGGGCCGGTGTGGTCACTGGAGGCGTGGGCGAAGACGTTCTTGGAAACCCGTAGAGCGCAAGTTGCGCGCTTTGGTTGCCACGACTGGCCAACCCTCGCGTCCATTCCATTGCAGCCGACTCGCGTTCTCCGGTCGGTTGGGCCACGGGTTGCGGGGTGACAACGCTCTGCTTCGGCGTTCGCCACTTGGCATCGGACGAGTCGTAGACAGGACGCGATGGCAATCCAGCCCGGTGCTTCAGCAGGTTGTCGGCGGCTTCATCCGCAGTCTCGGGACGCTGATATCCTGCAATGGGACGGGCTCCCATAGGCCCATCAGGGTCCGCAAACATGCTTCCCGTGTAGCTGTTCACGTCTATCCCGCCGTGTCCTTGGCCACCAAAGCGTGGCGGAATGCGAGTCAGTCCAACGCCACCGGATTCAGCCCGGTTGGTAGCGGAAAGCGTTCGGACTCCAGAAGGCTCCGCTGCATCTCGTGCGTCAGGCGTTGTCGAGGAAACGCTTCGTGCGCCAGCCTCATAGGCAGCGTTTGGGTCGCTTTCCCTCGCTAGTGGCAGGGTTACAACACCGCCTGCACGCCGCGTTTCATCCTCCGCCGACATCCGTGCGGCAAGTCGCTGTTGCTCCTTCCGCGTGAGCGCCTGCCCGTTTTGCCGCTTGAGCATGATGCTGCGAACTTCCGAGTCTGGCGCTAAGAGAGTAGTTTTTGTTAAGCCAGCCATGTTTACATCGCGCTAAGAAGCGCAAAGCCCACCATGTCAATATGAATTTGATTTGTAAATAGCTGGTTACGAGAATTGGCTTGGGTATCCCGCTTCAGCCATCTCTCGCAAGTCAGGTGGAATGATGTTCTGCCCGGCCTCCACTGCCAGTGTCGTAGCGTGGTCGATCAGCAAGTAGCCGATGGCCAACGCAAGCACGTCGTCATCATGCCATCCAGCGCTTGCCTCGCTCCTGCCATCGTGTTTGCGAACGAAGTGATTCAACTGCCCAACCGCAATCGGGCAGAAAATGTCGATTCCATCACCGTCCTTGTCCCACTCGCGCACGGCTCTGGCCAAGTTCTCGATCAATCGTTCGCGGGTCTTTGGCGTGGTATCCCAACCGAGCGCGCTCGTCACCTTCTGTTCGCGCTGGTTGAATATCTCGCGCTGGTAGAGATCAGCCGAGCGTTGCTTGAATAGTTCGATCAGTCCACGGTCCTTGTTGATTTCAACGACAATCTTGCAACCGCCCTTGCCGCCGTAGAAGCGGGCCAGTCGCCAAGACTGCTCCTCCAGAACGTCAATATCCCAGCGGCATTGTATAACGCGCGCCGCCGTTGCCGGCCTACGCCACCGACCGGAATTATCGTAATAACCTGCGCGCAGGATGAACGTGCTATGATAGTCTGGGTCTTTGCCACCTGTCTGCATGATGCCGGTCATCGGGTCGATTGCTTCAAGGTAGCGTTTTGTGGCAATCGGGCGCTCGAATATTACAATCTGGGCCTCGCTCTCATCAGTGGGGCGGAACACCATCTTGCCGTTCTTGTTCTCCTCAAGGATGCCAAACTCCGCCGGATGAGCTGACTGCCGTTTTTCCAGAACCTTCAGCCCGGTTGCGTTGAAGCGCAGTTCGCCGCTCTTTTGAAACGCATCCTCCCACGAGTGGGGATAGTCCCGGTCGAAGATGGACTTGTCGCGTTTGCACTCCTCAGATATGGCCCATCGGCGCCACGCCAGTTGCTCCCAAACGTCATGCGTCTTGACCGATCCGCCGAATCGCACAACCCCATCGGCGCCCGGAGTGGCATACTTTGAAATTAGCTCCTTCTCCCCGTAGAACTCCTCGTGTTTGTCGAGCGATTCTTCCACCGCCCGCTTCTGGTCATCGGTCAGGTGTTCGGAAAGCGTGCTGTCCTCGAACTCGAACCACGGCGCAAACAGGCGCACGAACTGCCCGGCTTGAACCGTTACCTCGCCATTCAGGAAAGCCTCGGCGTCCACCGCTTCCACGAACCTATTATAGAAATCGCCAGATTGCTTCTCCGCAGAACTCTCAAGAATCACCACCGTCTCAGGCAGAAGCGGGGCGCACTTCAGCAAGTTTACCAGAACGTCCGCCGCGTTGCTCACGCCATACTCTGCCCAGCGCGCGGTCTCAGTGCAGTGAATCAATTGGAAGGTAGCCGAGACGCCTGCCAGCGAATCGTTGGCCGTTTCCTGAATCAGCGTGCTGCCGTGCGACCAGCGCCCCTCCTTTGCATTTATCTCACCCGTGTTGCCCCAGTCGAAATGATCCCACTTGTGATAGGTCTGGAGCATCTGCCAAAGTGAACTGGTCTGAGAATACTGGCCACCGATGACGCAAGCCGCCGTTGGCCGGCTGCGCAACCAAGTATAGTCGAGCGCACCAAAGAACGTGGTCGATCCTTTTTGGCGGGGCTTGAGCGCAATCAGACGGATAGGCAGGTTCAGAGCCCGCATCTTGTTGACCACCGACTGAATCAACCGCTGGAGATAGTTGCACGTCGGGCTGATGAGATTCCGGCACTTGTCGAAAATCTTCCCGTTGACCTCGAACCATACACCGGCATCGCCGCGAATTGCGTCGTCAATCAGCTTTTGTTCTTGTGGCGTCATGTTTGAGTTCAGCGATGACCTCTGCCCGCTTGCGTTGCAACCACGCAGTTGGGTTAGCAACCCGGTCCCCACCTTCCGGCCCATCGTCAGATGGGTGACGGTCCCCGCCAAATCCTATATGGTCGAGCCACCCCTGCCGCGTGATTGCGCAGCAATTTCCTAGCAAGTCGGGCACTATCCAGTCCCATCCGGCTTGCAGCATGTTGCGCCTGCCATTCACCACTGTAACATGGTCGGCGGTCAGAAGGTAGCTCACGCCTGGAGCATACTTGCGCCAGATCACTCGCTCGCCTGGATCGTCCCGCCATGTGTTTCCGGGAAGCGTAGAATGGGAAAGCGTGTCGTAACCGCACACTAGCGCCCCGTCATACTCGTCTTGAACCTGAACGAGATTGTCGCGCCAATGCGGGTCGTGGATCGTGTCGTTGTCCGTAAGGTAGAGGCGAGTGATTTCCGGAATCTTTCCCATCATCTCTCCTGCAAACTGAAAGTGGAGAATCCGCTGCGCGTGGATGCCAATGCGGCGGTTGGTGTTGAAGTTCAACTCCGCAAAGGAGCCAAGAAAGCCGGCGTGGTATTCTGTGCTGCCATCATCGAAACAGCAGAGTATGTCCTGCGGTGCCTTGCTTGCGGCCAGCGTCTCCAGACAGTGCCTGGTGTGGGTTGGCCTGTTAAAACACGCGACAACAATCAGAAGTTTCTCTTTCATTTGCGCCAGTCCACCAGCCCGGTTTCTTTCCAATCGGGATTCAGCGACTCGAACAATAGCACTCCGCTGCGGTAGGCTTCGTCTGAGTTCTGACGCTTGTAGGTTTCATCCATAGGAATATCCGGGTTGTGGTAGTGATGCTCATGCTTGAACACCAGATGCCTTGCGTTCACCAAAATAGCCTCTCCATCCCGAGCTCGTTTTAGTGCCCTGAACGTGGCGTGATCGTCCGAAAATACGCTACGAAACGAGGGATGCAGGAAGTAGCCTTCTAGTTCGTAGTATTCTCGGTTGCAGATGAACATGCACAGCAGTGAGTCGGTGCGGTAGCCGTCGCTTACCGCCACCACCATTGGCTTCTCAAGCCAGTTTCCTTGTGTGCCACGCTCGATTGCTTCAAGCAAAGATACGTCCCAATTGCATGGCGGATCGAAGTCATCGCTCACCTGAACCAACAGGTCTCCCGAACTGTATCTCGCCGCATCGTTCCATGCCGGTGCAGAACCGCGATAGGGTCTGTTGACCACAATTGCCTTCTCGTCAAGGAAAGCCTTGGCCGTTGCCTCGTCGTCATCGTTCACCGCCACGAGATATTCGATAGCTTCCGGGTTGATCGCTCTCGCAAGCCACAACCTCATCGCCGCCACCGCCTTTTCAGGTCGGTGCCAAGTCGCGTGAAGCAGTGAGAAGATAATGTGGTTCATTCTAGTTTCAGCAGTTTTCTGGCGAGATTGTAGGCGCTGTCGTCCTTGTAGCCATGAACAAGAACCGGCTGCTCGTCGCCAACGTCAGGAGTGAGAAGATCGTCCTCCGTGGCGTTGTGTGACTGGAAGCGATTCTTGATGCGCCCGGTTGTCGCCCAGTGCTCGCGCACCCAAGGAGAAATTGCGCAATCCCATGCGTTCAACTGGTCAACCTGTGCGAACTCAAACCCGCACGACCTAAGCCAGCTAGGCAGGGCCGAGATGATAATTGCGTTGCCGTTGATATGCCCGCCCGGCGCACCAGAGTTGCGCCACGCCCCAAGCATCACCTTGCGGTCGAGGATTGCCTTCCCCCATTCGTCAAACAGAATATTGAGCCAGTGGCGGGAGAGAGGGACGCAATCAGGCTCGATCAGCAGCACGCCGTCAACTGCCGTGCGATGATCCAGCGAAAGCAGAAGGTCTTTAACCAGCGCATTCGGTCCCTGCGGCCAGCCCGTCAGGCGCGTGGTCGAGGTGAACGCACTCACCCTTGGAAACTTCTTGCGTACATATTCCATTGTATCCGCATCTTGTTCCGTGTCGTAGCGGGCAACAAACAGAAACTCCACATCGTCGCGCGGAATCTCCTCCAAGTCTGCAATGAGCCTTGCAAGGCGCATTGCCTGCGGCTTGTCGGCGTTGTGGAACTGTAAGGCAAGGATTATCATTTGAGATAGAATTGTGGCAGTTCTCCGCGCAGGAACTTCTCAGCCATTTCGCGGTAGGTCTCTACGCTTCCAGCGGGCCGATAGCCAAGCCCTCCGTGGCTCCAGAACTCGACAACGTGATTTCGATTCGGTGTGTAGACAAATTGAAAGTCCTGATTATCTGGGATACCAAAAGTTCGGCGATCCTGCTTCTTGTCGTAGTCCTCCCAATGGTAGAACTCATGAAAGAACTTATCTGCAATTGCGCCAAGCGTCGGGAACTCGGCAAATGTCTGTGGAAATGTGTTCTGCCCGGCCATGATCTGCGTGTCCCAAACGCGAGCCGTGTGCCGCTCTATTTCTGACCGCGCCTTGGCGTAAACTTCCCGGATGTGGACTTGGGGATGCCTGAGCATGTAGTCGTATCTCGGTTCTACGCCAACAAACTTGTCTACGCAGCGGCTCCAGATGTGGCGGTTGGGATTGCCGATGTTGCTGTATGCCTCGCGGCGGTTGAAGGCTTTCCCGTCGCGAAGAAAGTCTGCCGGAGTGGTTGGATTCCAAAACATGCAGTCGGCATCGAGGTGCAGGATGTATCTCGCGTTAGGACACCACTCGTCTGCGCGCATGATTTCGCGCTCATGGGCCAGCATCCCCTTTCCAGGAGGCTCATCGAAGTAGCATACCTTTGCCTGCGGAAGCGTCCAGTCGTAAAGCCCGCGCTCGGTCTGCGGGACAACGAGCGTCACCACGGAAAAATCAGTGGCATACTTGGCAATGGAAAGCAGACAATAGCGCAAGAACTCCATGTCGCGCTTGAACGTAACAATCAGGATTTCCATAGCCTGCTTGTCGGCGCGCTTCTGTGTAACAACTACAGGAGCCTTCACGGGAACCGGAGTCGGTTTTGCAACAAGTTGCGTGCGCTGCGTCTCGTAGGTCGATTCGCACAGCGCCTTGGCCAACGGAATAATCGCCATACCCTGTTGCTGGCACAGCACGTCGATAAGCGACCCGTCCTTGCACTGGTGGAACAGCGCGGTTGTTGGGTGGATGTTCTCCTTGGCCCACTCCGCAGTAATCGGAAGTTTCGGGCGCCAAATTTGCTGAATCGTCAGGCTCCTCCGCGACCTTGGCATCGTATCGTGAGCGCACAGGCTGTCCCACCCCTCGGCCTCCTTCCCCAATGCTGCGATGGACGGAGCCAGTTTGCGCCAGTTGGGATGATAGACAGCGTTGCCAGTGAGATGCGGCTTGGTCCCACCCAACTCTACGTCACCTAAGAACGGACGCCCGCAGGAGCTATACTCGTCCATGATTTTTTCCACCCAGTCGTGACACATCGGCACCGTGTCCGCCTCGCACCAAATCACGGCACGCCCACTGTAATTCTTCTCGCAGTATTCGAGCGCGCCCTTGATAACCCCATTTGGAGTTCCGAAGTATCCACACTCCTTCAGCTCGTTCGCCACAACGACGCGCCCGCCCGTGTCGAGGTTGTCAAGTTCGCCCTCTGTCAACTGAGGGCTGCAATAAACCACCAAGGGACAGTCCAGATTTCCAACCCAGCGCAGCCACTTCACTGCCAGATTCCAGTCGAAGCGCGCCACCGGAAGAACCACGACCGGATGAATCCCGTTGTTGTTTGTGAAAACAGGCTGCTCAAACCTTCCTTCAATGTTTGCCTGCCTGAACTTCATGTCGGCATCAGCCGTCTTCGTGAACCACCAGCTCGTATCCCAAGTGATATGCGGCCTAACACCGATAATTTCCGACAGTTCCATCACCGCCGTTAGCGCATCGCTGTTGGTGTCGTTGTCGTAGCGAGTGAAGAAATCGTGCCCACTGACAATGCCGCCAATCTTCACCTTTGGCCACCAGCACAGGATGTCCGAGCGCACGGAAGGCAGCGCATGGTTGCCATCCAAGTAAACACCGTCTAGTTCGCCATCGTCAAACAAGCCAACGGCATTGAGACTCATCATGCGATGCAGGGTGCAACGGGGATTGGAGCCTATCGTTGCCCTCGCGGTGGCATAGATTGTCTCCATGTTTAGCTTGTTAGCCCCGTCTAAATAAACCGCGTCATCTTGGTTTATCCACGGATCAACGCAGTGCAGATGCCCATCCCACGACTTTAGGATAATCTCCGAATATGCGCCGAATAGCACGCCAACCTCCACAAAATTCCCGGTCAGTCCGTGCTTGTTGAGATAGTCGCCCAACTGGTTCCGCATAGAAAAATCGTGGAACTCTGATGGAATCCTGAATTGTGATGTCATGATGCGTGTCACTCCGGCCAGCATAGCCAGTCATATCTTGGAAGCTCACCAACCATTTCCAGCCTGTATCCAAGAACGCGAATTGTTTCCTCCAACTGCTCCGGCGTGAATCCGCGCCACGCCTGCCCGTCGCGGAACATCTCGACGAACAAAATCGGGCGGCACCTCCGGATCGTCTCGGCTGCGCCAAGCAGCGTCGGAATCTCGCTACCCTCGCAGTCGATTTTCATGAACTTCACCGCCGGAAGGTTTAAGCTGTCGATGCGGAATGACTCGACCGATTCAGGACCGTCATCGGCGCGTACACTGCGCATCCCAAAGTTCGGGCCTGGGCAATTGTATTCCAACCGCACACGCTCGCCGTTGCCTGCGGGAACATTGTAGCACGTTACAGGCAAATAACGGCAGTTGTAGATGCAGCACACGAAGGCGTCCAAGAACGGCTCAAAGGCATGAACTTTGCAGCCGAATTTGTTGGCCCATACGAACGGAGTGTCTCCCACGAAAGCGCCCACGTCAACCACCACGTCTCCGGGTTTCAGCCCAACTCGTTCCGCCACCCAAACCTTGTCGCCGTCGAGGTCGAATGTCTTGGCCGCTTCCGCGCGATGCGGGAAATTGTCGTCGCCTTCCATGCACAGGGCGCCCCACGAGAGACGCCGCAGCGTGAATAATTTGTCGGTGTTCATTTGCGGAGAAGCTGGCCAGAAGTAACTCCAAGCGCACGGCAAATCTGGCGATACACCGGAAGCGATGGAAGCGACCGGCACTCCTCCAAATTGCAGTAGTTGCCAAGCGAGATGCCGGATGCATCGGCAATTTCCGTGGCGGTCTTGTGAATGGCTTCCCGGCGGGCCTTCAGGCGCTTTCCGAAATCTGGAATTGATGTGACGTTTGCTGGCATAATCCGGTCAATTGCTTCATCGTGTTTGTCGCGTCAAGAAAAAAGATTTCGCTTGACGATAGTTGTCTGGACTGTCCACTTGCCGTTGCCATGAACAAACTAATCCGCTGGTTTCGTTGGAGGATACGAATCGTAGACGTTGATGATGAAAAGCGCCTCTTCGCAGAATATGAGAATCGAATTTCCGAGTTACTCACGGCCGTTGATTCGCTTCGCTACCAATCGAAAGAACTTCAATCACTAGCTCACGAACTTGCTAACAATGTTAGACTCCTTAGCCCTACCCGCGATGCTAGGGGCCGTTTCTTGCCAAAGACAATGGGATGATCCTGTTCGCCAACGACATGCTGCGGGAGGCGTATTTATGCGCGGAGTCCGGCGGTCAGGCTTTGCACAGGGACAAGCCATCAAATGGCAAGGCTGAATCCATCGCCGGCCATCTGATCGACCACGACCTGAACCGCCTATTCTTCACAGCGCTTGGCCTCGGTATCCACAAGCCGAAAATAGAACGCGCCGGCCTTGCGGGTCAGCGCGTCCTGTTGTCTGGAATGTCATACTGGCGGGCTGTTGCGATGTGCAAGATTGAAGAACTTCCGCTGTGGTTGGACAATCAATGTCCTACCCAGTGATGGTCTTGGCCGACTTCAACCTGGAGCAGAGAGTTACGTGTGAGTTGTCGGGAAGAACGGGCTTGCTGTCGCGCCACAAGAACCTGTCGCACGCATCGCGGATTTCCCGCGTAGTCGAGCGCGGAATCCGGTCGAATGTCGTCGCCCGGTTCCAGCGAAACCCTCCGGGGGCTATCCCGGTGGCGTGCGCTCCAAGCATTTTGTGATGGCGCTGCATAGTGATTACAACCACCAGCGAGACCAAGCAAACTCGCCGTGCGTTGGGTGTAGGAACCAGCTTGTTTGATGCGGGGCACTCGCACGCCCTTCCTTGTGGTCGAACTCATTGGTTCCTGTTAGTGAGCCGCCAATCAGCCAATGCTCATGGTTGAGCGCCGTGTGAAAGTGGCCAATCACGATTTTGTCGAAATGCTTCGACTGGTCGAGATTCATGCGGGCCATCGCCTCCTTCTGCTTTTTGCGCTCGATCCCGTAGAACGGGATTCCCCACGTTCCATTGATGCCATCGCCGTGCGTGATGAGATAGCGAGTGTTGGCAATCTCCACGATGGCAGAAAGAGCGCAATGGATGCGGACCTTCACGTTGGGGATGTTGGAGACGTGTTGCTTTGCGATTTCGCAGGCGACATAACCCCACGAGTTCAGCCCACCATCGGCAGACTGAGGCTTGCGGGTTAATCGGTCGTGATTGCCGGCGGTAATGAGATCGACGTTGACCTGTGCGAAGTGCTGAGAAAGACCGGAGAGAAACGCCCCCAGCAGGAAGCCTGACTTCACCGCCTGCACCGGGGCAGGAAACTCGTTCGTGCGGATCAATTCGTCATGAATGTCCCCGCTCACCCAGTCGGCAGTTCCGAGAACATGGCAGTCATTGATGGTGTAGGCGTGGCGCATTAGTTCTGTTTGCGCAGCAATCTGATGCCCAAACTTGCCAACCCGTTCGCAGGCGATGGAGTAGTTTGCCTCATTGAACTCCTCGACGTGTTCTGGCGGCACAACCTCGCCAATGTGCCAGTCAGACGCCTGCACAACATGGGTGCATGGCGTGGCAACAACTTTGTCGCCATTGCTTGGAACGAACGACATCTTGGGCGGTGTGGCCAACGGTATCTCAGCCAACACATCTGCCATTGCCTCATGAATCTGGCCGGCGTCACGCTGCCGTTTTTCAAGCGCCGCTTGTAGGCGTTTCAACTCTGCCTTGAGATGGCGCACTTCGTCAGTCGGCGCCACGGATGAAATCAGGTCTTGGATTTTTTTACTCATGACTGCGATAGGTTGATTGCAGCCGTAAGTTTAGCCTGCGCTTCTTGGTGAAGCCAGACAAAACGATTGTTTGGCAACTTGAATATGAATCCAGAAAGCGTTGGGTGAGAGCGAACTTCTCGCCATCGTTGTATTGAGATTCCAAGGTTGCGCCTCATCTCATCGTCATCGACGTATGCCGCCTTTGGCAACGCACGCATCGCTTTCTGCACCTTGGAAATGTCGTCGAACTGATCCATCAGCCCGGCAAGTGGCTTAACTCCATGCCCGCAGACCGTTGGTTGTGATTCAGCATTAATTGTTGCGCTTGACGGCGCAAGTGCGCGTGCCAGTTGCACCTGCGTCTTGGTGACGCCGTGGCGGTGCATGTTGTCAGCGATTTGCTTGTTGGTATGATTTGGATGCAGAGCGATGTAATCGCGGATTTCTTGTTGTGTCTTCATGGTTGTTTATTTTCTGGGAAAGTTGTCCCTGCCGCTACTCTCGCTACGCCTGAGATTTTTCTCCACGAAGCGTGAAGGTTTGAAGGCGGCTACCATCGCGGCAGGGGTGAGGGTTTGGTGTTATGTCCGGACTACGATCCACAGCACCAAAGGCAACGCTCGCAGCCTTCACGTTTTCGGATACCGGCCTTGCTTCAGCGATCAGCTTCTCTGCTTCCGACTTCTCCACGAATGCGCCTTCCGGGCACTCGCTCATTCCCTGTGTTGGAGCGTAGGTTTTCACAGCGTCATCTCCTGCTGCTCAAATTGCTTGGAAATCACCACCCGCCAGACTTCCGACGACATTCCGATCAGGGGCTTGCGCCTGATCCAAGCTGACTTGACCTCTCCGCGTCGCACCAACTCGATGCGGCGCGGGTGCTGGGTCGATGGTTTGGGTGCGAGCACCATCTGAATCTCCTCTTCCATTGCGCCGTAGTTACCGCGCGACAGGATGAAGTTGTAGACCTTCTTCTGCAACTGGCTCAGGTCGGGTCCGAGTTTAATCGCCGCATCTCGGCTCGTCTCACTGGTGGAAACATAGATTGCTTTCATAGGGATAGTGTCACTGCTACAAAATTTCCTTACTTTCGTCAAGCGAAAGTTTCTCGATGGTTATTTCCGCCCCCTCATCACCGTGTTTCACGCGCTCCACCCGGATGCTTATTTCCTGTATCCAGTCTACTGAGTCGTCCTGTGGCATGGATAAGCGCGTCCAAGATGCTAGTGAGTGCTCCATCTGCGTCGCGTCGGCGGTTGTCCGAAATGCGGAGAGTAATTCGCACTCGATAGCAAGGATGTAACTCTCCATCGCCTTTTGCTTTTTTGGGTTGGTAATGAGCCGCCCCCGCGCAATCATCTTCGTGTTTTTGAAACTGACGATGTGGCCGAGTCCCCTCAGACTTATCACAATTGGCGCGCAGGAATGTCTCGCTAGCGCGTGGTAGGAGTTGCTTGAGTTCGTCATAGGTCATCGGGAGATTGGGTGTTTTGCAGCGAGGAAATCATCACGGAATGGTCGCGCAGCCGCCGGAGCACTGCCTGTCCTGCGTGCGACTCAAAGAACCGCTTCTTGAACCCTGCGCCGTCCAGTTGCGTGCTCAGGTAAATTGGTCGGTGCCAGTCGCACCGCTTGCGGATTAGACCAAGTAATGCAGGCTGGAAGCTTGGCTTCTTACCTTCGTTTCCGAGATCGTCAATGAACAGGTGCCGCACGAAGTAGCACTCCTTGTCGATCCCGCCGGCCTCCAGTTCCGCCGCGTCGCGCCACAGGAATTTCTCCCCGCGCGCCACCAAGAACTTCACCATTTCCCACATCACCCTGGTCTTGCACGTCCCAGTCTCTCCGTGGATAACAATCCCCTTTCCTGGGTTGGATTCAAGCGTCTTGAGCGCCGCCGATCGCAGCTTGCCGTTGCCCTTGCTGTTGTCCCATCCAACGAAGTCTGGCGGGACTAGCCAGGCCAACTCCGCCTCCAGCGCCAACTGGTCGCCGCGCGCCTCGCGCTCGAAATAGGACCGTGTGCATTCCGGGCAATGCACCACCGGGAACATGATCGACCCGCACTTGATCACCCAAGGCGGCGGGATTGCCGCCTCGCACTTGCGCCCATCCGGCAGCACCGCGCAGCACACGCCCGGCTGGCGATACCGCTGCGGGTTGGACGCGAACTGCGCCTGCCAGTCCGCCAACTCCGCCTCCGCCGTCCGCATCACCTCGCCAAACGGCATCGGTTCCTCGCATACTCTGGTCGTTTCGTCGTGCTCGTTCATGATTTAACCTCAGTCACTTACTCCAAACCTGTTCCTTCCAACCAAGGCCGGTTGTGGTCGGGATCAGCATTCTTCGCCTTGTAGTCCCTAGCCCGCAGCACCTCGGCATTCCAGTTGTTCAAAAGCGTCCCCATGTCCTTGCGCCGATACAAACCTTCCGCCGGCTGTTTGAACCACCATTCCAATAAGGCCCAATCCTTCTCGTCCATCGCCTCCACTGCCGCCCGGTTGGCCTTGAGCGCCCGCAACTCCGAAGCATCCCAAGGCGTGCTCGCCCTCCGCCGAAACAGGGCTTCGATCCTCAGCATGGTGGCGTCCTTGGCCGGACCAGACTGACCACCAACGGAACAACCCATATGAGTTCCTTCTATTCTATTCTCTTCCTTCCATTCCCTTCTATTCCCTTCTTCGTCACCAGCCTGACGTTCGGGTGACGTTTGCGGCGCACTTGCCTGACGCTCTAGTGTAAGTTCCGTCTGCTCGCTTACTTCAGCAACCAGCCATCCAATGCTTCGCAGATACGGCAACGCAACGGCAAATATCTTCTCCGGTGCCCTAGTCTTCATTGCCAAACTGGCCGAATCATGAGGGTGACCATTTGAGCGCATCAGTGTGCCCCTGTCAACGCACCGAGATGCCACTTGCAAGATTAGTATCCAAGCCGCAAACAATTCAGGCCCATCTTCCCTCATAATCAGTTCAGTGTATTTCTCGCCGTCGTGCGAGTTTGGAATTGGCACCCAACGCAAATCCTCGATCTTTCTTGATCGGTTGTTTTCGTATGTATCGTTCCATCTTGCAATACGATACAATGGAAGTTCGCTCATGGCTGGTAATTATCGCCACCCACCGGCAGCACGAAAATGATTCCGTCCCGCGCTGTGCGCAGGCAATTTCGTCCCCGATGGGTGGCGGGCCTTGCGGCCAAATGTTAGACTGCTGTTGGTCTTGTGCATCGGAGGAATATCCGCGCAGTTCAGTCAAAGTCAGGTTGTGCTATGCGTGTCAAGTTCAAATTGCTTCAGCCCCTTCTGCTCGCTCAACCACACCGGCACAGTCATGTCCAACCTCACGAAGTCCTCACCGTTCTCCTTCTCGTGTTTCTTCACCTTGTAAAGCTGGCTCACAGGCAACCACACAAACCGCTTCACACCATCCACCGTCGCAGCATCCACCATCTGCACAGCCAACTGGCTCTCGCTCTCCTGCAAATACCACATCCGCACCACCACCATCGCAGTCGGCGTAAACTTCGTTTTCTTCGGATTCATGATGCCATCACACATACGACAATCTTTCCGCTATCGTCAAGCGAAATAATCGGAAAACATTCTTGTCATCACTCGTTAGACTGCCTCTGCGGCGTGTGTTGGTTGTTCATTAGGTTGAAGGATATTCCATGCGATTCGCACCACTGCCGGAACCTGTCCGTTGCCGATGCAGCGCAGTCGGTCCACCCGAGCGGCCACCCCATGAGCCACTCGACCCACGTCGGGTTCAGCGGCCCACCAACCTCCGCATTTAGCGGCTTCGTGTTCCGCTTCATCTGCGATGGTGCGCCGTTGTTCTTCGCGTCCTGACAGGTTGGCGTCGGCCATTTCCTCATCGCTGTCGCCAGACCATCGCCCGCCTTCGGAGTGATGCCAGCTCGGTTGTAATTCCCGCAGACTGTCGGCGTTGGCCAGAATCCAGATTCTTTCTCGGCGGTGAGGTGCGCCGGCGTGGTTAGCTCCCAACACTCCCCATTTCGCATCATACCCCATCGCGGCCAAGTCTGCGAGTACTCGTCCAAGCCCGCGAGAAGTGAGCATTGGGGAGTTTTCCACGAGCACGAAGCGCGGTCCCACCTCGCGAATGATTCGAGCCATTTCAGACCACAGCCCGCTTCTCTCGCCGTTGATACCTGCACCACTCCCGGCGTAGCTGATGTCTTGGCACGGGAATCCGCCAGTGACGATATCCACCACTCCACGCCAAGGCTTTCCGTCGAATGTGCGCACGTCGTCCCAGATTGGGAAGGGTTGGAGGCATCCGTCGTCTTGCCGAGCGATGAGCACATTGCGAGCATATGGCTCGATTTCGACGGCGCAGACGGTGCGCCATCCAAGGAGTTTGCCGCTGAGTATGCCGCCACCAGCGCCTGCGAATAGTGCCAGCTCATTCATTCTTCAGAGTTAAAGGTTCGGACGGTCTAATAAGTGGCCAGATGGAACGCGCGTTGCGCATCCCTCATCCGTTCTGATCCCGGAAATCCTCCCGCAACCCCTCCTCCCGCTCCACGCAGAACGCCCGCGCCTGCCCATACCGCGCATACCAGTTCCCCGCACCCCACGACACGCAGACCGTCCCGCCCGCCTCCGGGTCGCTCCGCGTGCAGAGTATCTGCACCGAATCGAAATGCTCGATCAACTGACCGACATGCTCCTTCACCCTCGTCAGGTCGGCCTCTTGCCTCTTCCGCTCGTTGTCCTCGCTCATGACTGGCTCCTTTCTGTTTTCTGCGCCAGTCTCCATGCCGTGCTCAAACTCACCCCGCCCAACATCTCCGCCAACAGCCTTACGTTCATTCCACCACCTTCCTTTCTCCACACAGCCACAATCCCAGCCACATCCTTCCCAGCCAGCTTCTCACTCGGCCTCCCCAACACCTTCCCCCTCCCTCTCGCAGCCACCAGCCCTGCCTTCGTCCGCTCACTGATGATCGACCGCTCGAAATCCGCTATCACCCCAAGTATGTTCATCGTCAACCTTCCAGCAGGATTGTCGTTGCTCGTGTCTATCCCCTGACTCGTCGCTATCAACGCCACCCCGGCCTTCCGAAACTCGTCCACCAATTGCGCGAAATGCGTCAGGCTACGAGCCAACCGATCTATCTTCACCACAAGCACCGCTCCAATCTCCTTTCCCCTCACCAGCCCAAGCATCTCATCAAGACCAGCCCTGCTCGTCTTCGCCCCGCTTATCACATCCGAAAACTTATACGCCACCTCCAACCCCCTGTTCCTGGCAAACTCCATCAGCTCCAACTCCTGCGGTTCCACCGTCTGCATCTCCGTCGATACACGACAGTAAATCGCCACCCTAATACCCGTCTTTCCATCAGCAACTGATTTTGTTTTCATGTCCATACCCCAATACAGAACTGTTTCGTAATGTCAAGCACCTTCACCGAACAGAAGAACTTTTCCTGCCAAAAATTCCAACCCCACCCACACCATTTTTAGTCACACAACCAAATAAGGCAGGCTGCACCCTCCGCCTACCCACACACAAAACAACCACACAATCGACGACCAATCTTTGGTTGTTGACTTAGGAATGAAGGAATGGAGAGGAGGAATAAATTTATCAAAATCAACCCGAAGCCGTCGTGCAAAATGCGAGGCTGGGGGTGCCTGGGCGCCGGTGCCTGCCCGCTCTTGTCATGACGTCCGTCACCGAACGGAGGCGAACCGCATCCCGTCAGCGAACGTGTCACCCTGCCGGCAACGCCTCGACCTGTCGCGGCGCCTTGGCCTGCACCTGCATTGCCTTACCGGCGTCGATCTGCGCTTGCAGCGATGCCGCAAGCGCCGGCGACCGGGCAACGCACTCAGCGAGCGTAAGCGCACCGCCATCCGACTTCCCGCGCTCACCTAACCCGATGTTAAACACAGTTTTAGGTGGCAATCCGTCGGAATATGCGGCCAGTAGCACCGCCGCGCGCATCTGCGTGTTTCCGTCGTCCACGCGCTCCCACCCTCCTTTTCCGTCGTTGGCCTGCTTGTCCCACACCACTTTATGCGCATCCAAGCACCGGACGGCGGTTGACAGGATCAGCCTGCGCACCTCCGGGATTGCGGCGATTAGGTCGTTGAGGGACTTCTTGCCGACGAGTCCGGGGTCATCGAGGATTCGCTGCGCGATGTCTGCCGCGCGCACGCACGCGAGATTTTCCATGCCCGCAACAGAGGTTGCGACTGAGTCTCAATGTCAACAGTAAAAACTGGCGCCTAGGGTTGGCGAGGCGCGAATTAGGTTCTAATTGAGATTAGTTCTCAAGTAGGCTTATTGAGACTGAATGGGCGATTACAAACAAAGTTTGGCTCTTGGGTCAATTTTTGTGCTTTACGTTATTGAGATTTCCCCCCATCCCCCACTGCAACCCCAGAAAGATAAGTGCGGCGGGAGCGGCTGCGCAAATCTTGCGATGTAGATTTTGCGCGAAGAGCGAGAAATAGCTGTGGTGCGCATTTTTTGCCATAAGCTTGTTTAATAGGTATCGCGTGGCGATAGTAAAAGCTCGACTACGGATGCGCAATGTGAACAGTGGGGGCTGTCGATCGCGACCTCGATGGCCCCGAGATCACCAGCCCCTCCGGGATGAGGACCCATTCCCCGCGCTGCCGAGCAGCACATATCACCATGAGCTCACAGAGCACCCTCCACTACCGACGGAGCGAGAGCGACTGGATCGCCGCAAACCACGACGACCGCTCCCTCACCTACTGGCGCTCTCAGGCGCGCGACATTTTTTTTGGCTACCCCACGGTCGACCTGGTCGAGATCATCCGCAGCGGGCGCAAGACCGACTCCGAGCTACTCCGACGCGGTGACGGCTATGCGGCCCCCGGACAATACGTCATTATCGCTTCTACCGGCGGCCGGTGGGGCCGCTGCCGACAGGACTATCGCCCATGCTAGCGGATTCCTCTCCGAGCCACCCACAAAAAAATGAAATACACCACCTCATATACCTCATCGAATGGCCAGCCAAGCAACGGCCACGAAACCCACGAGATTTTAAATTCCGCCCTCGCTGCTTGGGCTGAAAATCTCGGCTCGCTCCTTCCACGCTCCGGAGGTGACTCGACTTTGCAGGCTTGGGAAGATGCCGACCTGGATAACCTGGATAGCGAGCACGACGAACCCTACGCTTCGATTTCTTGGTTCGAGCACTGCGAGGGAGGATTTGTTTCCGCGGCCGGCGCCTGGGCGGAGGAAGTGTCCCACCTCGCCCGCTACTACGAGGACGAAAATGGTGAATCGCTCACCGCCGAAAGGCTGGTGAGACACCTTTCCGAATAATACATAATACAAGCGCCGGGGGCTTGGCACTGAGATCGCGTGTTAGTATAGTTGCTAGTGTAGTGTCCCATTAATGGCATTACAAAACAGTTTGCGCCTGCGCCAGCCGTGCGCGCTGGATTTTCTCCAGGATCACGGCGCCCTCGGCTTTCCAGCGATACGGCGTGGGCTTGAG